CATTACATAAATCAATAATTTCATCAAAGTAATCAACATAATAAGTTTTATCGGTTTCAGTATCTGTAAAACTCTGTTCATCAATCGCTTCAAATCCATCATCAACAAATCGTTTTTCAGTCATTCAAACCCCCTCAAACATATCACATTCAAATACTTCATCACAATCAATTCCTTTTTTTATATTACACCAAGTATCTACTTCTCTATCAGATACCCAAGTGCCATCTTGATGCTTACAGTCAATACATAAACTATACTCTCGTTTTTCAGTCATTTAACCACCATAGTAAATACTTAAATCAAAATATGTGCAATCATTTACGATTTCATCTTCATATCTATCTTCACCAGTTTTCCGACAACACATTCCATCAAAATAACCACATTTACCACATTCAAAATTATTCTCTGTCATTAAATCACTCCCAACTCTTGTAATACGAATATAATTAAACAAATATTCCCAAATACAAAAACCTCAATCAAGAACAAAGGGAATATCCAATCTAATACTTTATCTAAATTTAGCCATTGTTTTTCACTCATTATCCTTTCCTCCAAATACTCATATCCCTTGTCTGTTTCCTTTTTTTCACATAAACAAAGTTTGATAACTGTAATGTCATTTCTGCCTGACACCTCGGACATCTAACAGTTAATTCATTATCATTCAATAACATTCTGATACGCTGAAATGTAGAAGGGATAAATGAATACCCACAACTACAATACTCACGGTCACGCTTCATTTATGAACCCTCGCATAAGGCTTCAAACCACCCTGACCCCCAATCTTACGAGTTTCATACCCCTGACTCTCCGCATACGCTTTAACCTCCTTATACCACGCCATATTATAAAAATGCCTATAAGGAATATCCTTAACAATCATAATCGCATTAACCAAACCAATACCCTTATCAAGATAAGGAACACAAGCTTCAAACAACTCACGTGTTTCCTGTTCACGTTCAGCAGTAGATTGACACACTACTTTTATCTTGTCTGACATACACGGTTCATCTCCCTACATAATTCAATTGCCAACTCCTCATTGCTGATGTCATCACAGACAACCTGATCCGAAGTGACAATTTGATATTTGAAATCACCGACCCCATAGCGGATTTTTTTCAAGATTTTTTTAACATTGTATCTACTCATTTGTCTTCTCCGTATTTGATGAGTTCTGTTTTCATATCGATTAAGCGTTTCAGGAAACTTATTCTCATTTTTGCATACTCTACTTTGAGTTTGGTATCATTGATTGTTTCAGTAAGTTCGGATAATTCTTTTTTAATATGATTATCTCTTACTTTCTGATTGTTTGCTCCGTAAAGTTCTTTGAAGTCAGTATTTGCGATTATTTCTTGTGATTGTTCTTCAAATTCTTGTTTGAGATTGATTAAGTTTTTTTCACCGATAATAACATTGTCAATGTATTTGTCCCATTCCTCAAAATTTTTATGTAAATCCAATGGTTTGTTTTCAATTTCGTTAAATTTATCACATAAGACTTCTGCTTGGATTTTAGACTCAACAGGGAAAAACCAACCAGTAGATTTCTCCCTAACAACTAATCTATTATCTAAATCAATTTTATCAATAATAAAACTCATAATTCCACTTCCATTTTTTTTAATAAGTCAATTCTCATCTGTTCAAATTCGTTTAATTGTTTTTGTAACTCTTCATAGTGTTTTACATTCACACAGTCTTGCATTTGTCTTTTAATTTCAGCTATTGTGTTATGTAATGCTCTTAATTCCATTTCTGCACTATTTGGCATAATTTAACCCCTCCTATTCGCATATCTTTTCATATAATCGCTAAAAGTAACAGCATTCACCTGCGGATACAAATCGTGATACTTTGCGTGGCATTTCTGACACAAACTAATCATATTATTCATATCACAAGCCAAATCTTTGTATTTTGCAACGGGGAGGATATGATGGACTTCTAAATGCCCATTAGCGTCCTCTCCGCAACATTGACAAAGACCATCTCTGCTTTTTACTTTCTGCTTAACTTTACTTAATTGAGAAGAAACACGTATATCCTTAACAGACTTTTTAGAAGAAGTGTTTTCATAAATAACCACATCTCCATTAACTACAATGTTCATTCGTATCTCTCCTTTGTTTTATGAACTGAAATCAGTTCAATCCCAAGCTCTTCACAATACTGTTTAATACAATTTTGTTTCCACCCGTGTTTTTCACAATGTTCCCTGACTTTTTTAGCGTCATTCAGACTATTATAAGTCCCGAACATTAATGTTTTACCATTAATCCATTTCCGAAGATAAAAGCGACCATCACGCTCTTGAATATACCTATCCACATTCTTTAAACGTTTCTTTTTAGGTTTAGGTTTTGTATACGTCTTCGGCATACAGTCCATTGCTTCCTCCAAAGACACATTATGCTTGATAAGAGTATCTTCAAGCGACATAGTCCTTAAATCCTTACGAAACTCTTCAACATCTATAACTCGTCCCACAAATCCACCTCAACAATAATCAACGGAGTTAAACGATGATAATCCCTCACACGTATCAAATAATCACAATCAATAATGTAACCTTTTTCAAGAGTAGGTTCTAATTGCATTGTTTCAACTCCCTAATCAATTTCTTACATTTTTCACATTCCCAGTTATTCGCTTCACAAATCTGTAATGCCTGATTTAAAGTTTCCTCCCCCATACTAAACGGAATACGCCCATAGTAAACTAATTCCCCATTAATTTTCCTATGAATAACCCACGCATTACAATGCACATAATAATACTTGGCAGCCACATTCGGTCTGCGACTCACACCAAGACGCTCTTTAATCTTTTGAGTCAAATTACGAAACTCTAATTTAGATAAACCATACTTAACCCTTAATTCCTCATTCATAATAGTAGAATGTAAATACTCGTCCTCAAAAGACCCCATATCCACATTAGACTCCTTATTCTCTATTACAACAAAATTCATAACTAATTCCCCTTTCTTCTCTGTAAAATTTTTCTAATGTTTAACTCTTTAATTTGCAATTCCCTGATTGTTGATTGAACTTCCTGTTTTTCAAGCTCACTCTTACGGATCAGGTCTTGTAGTTTTTCACGTGACAAGTATTTCTGCACCTCATCAGGCAACCTATCATATTCATAGAGCGATTGTTTATATTGATTAATCCCTCTTGTCAATTCATTTAATCGATTGACATTCCATTTTAATTCCTCTTCGACTTGAAGTTGATTAAAATGTGATGGGTGATGTAGTATACAAGACTCATAATAAGTACACTTGTCAGTACATCGCTCAAAATCACAATTAATCATTCAAGACCCTCCAAAGAAGGATACAAGAACCTTACAAATCGTCTGAAATTAATTTTCATACATCGACTGGACTTCCCATTGATTTTAGTATATCCTGTATCCCAACCAAGCAGTTCCGCAGTAGAAGGGATAGAGTAACACGCAATATTCGCTTCGTTCAATGCTTTTTTCAAACCATTTAGGAAACAGACTTCACGTATTCCCTCACGATTTTCGTGAGTAACCATAAATGGGATTAATCCCTCATTTAAAACGTTCCAAACTCTCTCTTCAAAGTCCTCACTTGTTTTAACCTCTTCTGTATAAAATACATCTTGATTTAAACTACGTCCGTCCTCTGATGAGTATAATTTGATTTGAGAAGATTGTTTATTGATTTCATTTAAGAAAAATATTCTGATGTCCTCAATTTCCTCATCATCAAGGTCTTCCTCTGTCACGGACTCAACATATTGGAGCAACCAAATAGGTACTTCACGCCCAACATAGTCATATGCTCGATTGATTAATTCATTTCCTAACTCTTTCCAAGAAAGTTTTAACAAATCAATCTCATTATCTATCTGTTTGACAACAAAATTCGCCAAGAATTGAAGTTTGTTGAACTCACATTCGTCAGGAGAGTTTAATTTAAAATGTTTCATAAACGCTTCCTTTTCCTCATCGGATTTCTTCTCATTGTAACTATACAATATTTGAACAAACCGACGTGGTAAACCCTCAATATTTGGTAAAGGAATATTTGAAGCGAAACTAACAGTAGATAAAGCAAGGATATGCTCCATACGATTTCCACTTATACGCTGTCTTGCGTTTGTCCTTTCAACTGATGTTTTTAATGTTGCTGCACAGGATTTCTTTGACAAACTTGTTTCAGGTTCATTTACCAACAAACCAAATGTTGATTTACGCAACTGTTCTCCAATTCTTGGAACGGTATCAAATTCAGTTCCTCCAATGTCATTAAAGTCCATTTGAGGTTTATCGTAAAACCATAAACCAATACGGGCAATAGTAGTCTTACCTGACCCTGCTTTCCCATAATGATACAAATAAGGAATTAACAACTCCAATGGCAAACCTAACTGTTTCTTTGCGAAACCAAATGGAGCTATCATTCCGTGCTTCAATGTAGTAGCAAGTTTCGGTTCGTGACCTATAAAAAAATGCCTCAAATCCTCAATCAAATCCAAAGCAGACTCAACTTCTGATTTAACAACTGGTTTCAACTCATAATCAACCATAACCAACTGATTAGATTTACTCACATAGAAACCTTTTGCTTGTATTTCATTTTGGATTTCTGCTACACCATTCGCTACAAACAATTGAATAACACTTGCCATAGCAGTCTTCAAATGTTTCTGATTAACTACATATCCACTATCATATAACTGGGACTCCATCGCAGAGATAGTAGTTTTACGTGTAGTGAAATATGTATTGTTTGTAGTAACCCAAGTAATCGTAAACTCACGTTGCCCATCATACAAAGGGTCTTCGTGAACTACAACCTTATACGGTCTACATAACAAAATCTTTGAAGAAGAAACAACACGCTCATTCTTAACCAAAGACACAGACTCATAATCCACTTCATTATTAACAAAATCAATCCTGATCCAAGAATTATCGGTGATTTCAAAGTTTCCCATAGACTCGGCAGGACTTATGATTTTTTTGATTTTTTTTACAGCTTTACGTGCAGATTTATTACCATAGTCAATGGTTAAGATGTCTTCAAGGGAGGATATTCCTCCATTTGAAGTTTCTTCTCCCATAAATACATCATCTAATAGTTTGAAGATTTCAGAACGTTCAAATCGATGGTCGGGAAGATTATCATAAATGCTCATTATCATCTTTTCAGCGTCATCAATCTCAAAAGTATTATGATATAAAGCACTTATGATACTTTTAAAGAGTTTTCTTTCGCTCTGCGGTTTATAAACCGGTGTTAAAACGTCCACCAGTTTTTTACCTTGCTCTTCCCAGTTCATTTCTCATTCCTACTCTTTTTTACCTTCTACAACTCTAAAACTATTGTAATAATTATTGTTGAATTGTTTTTCAACAACTTGTACCATCACGGTTTTATAACTTTCAATAATCTTTTTTAACTGTACATATGGTACAACATCAAGTTTATTGAACGCTTTACTGATACCCGGAGTTTCCAAGTCCATAAATCCCATTGCGAGAGCATACAATCCACTTGCAGAGTTTACATTTTTGACAATGTGTTTTTCAAAGTCAATGTTGTCGCTGTTTAAGTTGATTGGGAAAGTGTAAACTTCTTTTTCGTCCTCATAACTGTCATCAAAGAGTAATAAATCTAATTTATTGTTTACAATGGTTTCCCCAGTATTTTTGTCCTTAAACTCAACAGTATAAATGTCAGATAAGACGGGTTTTCCAGTACATTCGTCACCATCATACATATCACGGAGTTTGGTTTCCATATAACCAGTAATGTCTATTCCGTTGCCGACGGACTCGTTGGACGCTTCAATTCCAAACATTTCCAAAGTGGAAGTGAAATCGGTTTTTTCTTCTTCGTTTTTAACTTCTTCTACATATTTTGGGTCTACTGCCATAATTATTCCTCCTTACTTTCTTCGATTGTATCATCTATTACTTGTTGAATGTCTATCGGTTCAAATTCTTCACTAAAATCCATCTCTTCCTCTGCAAGTTCATTTCTGAACCCGTTAGGCATAGACTCGAAATCTGAAACCCCATTAACTTTCGCAAAGCGTTTGTAAACATCATTCTCTGCAACTTTACGTATCATTGCGGACGGATAACGTTTCCAAATGTTATTTCTTTTGTCATATTCTTTGAAATCAACGTAGGACACATAATTATCGTGGTCTGTGGTCTTTAAGACTGCATATGCACCGATAATATTTCCTCTATCGTTCTGCTTGAATTTGTGAGTAATATTCATCACTTCACCCATTACTAACTCCATTTCAAACTCATCGTTCTCATAAACTGCCATTGATTGACATTTACGGAAATTCGGTTCTTTTTCGGCTAATTTCTTATAACCGTCACGGGAAGTCATTATAGCGACTTCTCCTTGCATTTTTGTGAACCATATCTCCTTCATAAATGGGTTTAAATCGTACTGATTAGCGATAGAGAGGAACATATAAAGTTCCTCATCGGTAGCTCCTTTTGCTACGGTCGCTTTGATTGTATCCACCAAATCAGATGGATATTCAGCCATTATACCCCCTTGTTCATCGTGAATGACAATCGGTGCAGTTTCTTCTTTTTTAGGTCTTCTTGCCATATTTAGAAACTCCTTTCTTTGTTTGCAAGTTCTCTGACTTTGTTTAAGAAAAAGACAACGTATTCTTTTTCCATTGTTTCCTCCATAATCAAATCAGCCATTGCTTCAAGTATATCAATCATTTGAGGATTTGATACCAAGTTTGCTGATAGGAACGGGGGAATAACATCATTGTCAAGTGTAATTCTACCATCTTTGATACGTTCAATCATTACTTTATTCGCTTCTGCTCTCATTTCGTTTAATAACGCTTCTTCTATACCCATTAAGGCATACCTCCTTTAATATCAATTAAATTATCATTCATCTGTCTTAACAACTCATTTTGTATTTTTAATTGAGTTGCAATCTCCTCCAAGATTGCACCCAATTTTCTTGCTTCTAAATCATTCATAAGCCCATTTCTCTCCTTTTTTCAGGATTATTCTCAATTTTAACCTGTTTTAGTGGAGGGTGGAGCAGTCTGCTCAATCTCCCATCACTTGCAAAATCAGTTATAATCTTGATAAACAAAGGTTTAGTCTTTGAATACTGTTTAACAAGATTATCAACACATTCATAATGATTATTGGAATTAATCACTAAATTAACAATGTACCAAACCTCATCAGGACGCAATTTGGTATCCATTCCATCAATACAAATGTGATTATTGCAGATAGTGAATTTAACATTCTTATAATATTCTGAAAGATAATCCTTGAAAAATCCTTCCTGATAATTATAAACAAGTTTAGTAAAAGTATTATTACCCATAAATGGAGCAACATTCTCCTTTAACAATTTCATTGTCGGAAACTTCTCTACATTATCAATAAGTTTAGATAATCTCACAACATCAGAAATATCAAATAAGACTTTCCCTGAATATCGAGCGGTTGATTGGAACTCATAATTAGAGTAAACAAACCTTTTAAACGGTTTCTGATTACAAGCAGCAACAGTTCTTGTTTTAACTGGGGTTGTGGAAACGGTGGAAACGGTTGTCTTTGCAGGTTGTACTAACAAAGATTTCATTTCATTAATTTCCGCTTGTAATAAATCAATCCTACGATGAAGAGTTTTAATTTCGTCATCGTTAGATTTAATTTCCACAAGGTTCTCGTCTTCGTAGACTTCTTCGGTTATTCTCCTGTATACTAAATTCATTAAATCACCCCCTGAATAGATGGGTAGTGCATAGTTGCAAACCCAATTAATGCTAATACAAATCCAAATAAAACGCTCATTAAAACAATTAACGCAAAGTTTACATTAATCTGCTCTGTTTCGGTTGCTGGATACAAAGATTTCGGTTTTTTAGTAGTCATAGCCCAAATCTCCTAACGGTACATCGGATAGATAACTGTCGGTTTCATCTTGTTTAGGTATTACATCATATAAGTAATACCTACCATTAGTACGATGAATAACACCAGTATCTCCCTTGTTAATAGTTTTACCACTTAATCTGACTCTGTCAGATACCACAACAGGATAAATAGTGCCTTTGCTTGATTTAACCAATACGGTTGAAGCTTGAACATTCACTATCTGCTGCTTAAATTCGTTCATTCTACCACCTTTTTCAGGAGGTCTTGAATGAGCTGATTTTGTTCCAAAATCTTTGATTGTAAAGACTGGAACTCTTCTTGTGAATAGAAGACTCCGTCTTCGCCTTGATATGTTATTTTCTTCATTTTTTTTTACCTCTGTTAGTTCTTTTCTCGGAAGAATAGGTTACAGGTAAAATTTTATGTGGTGATTTTTTTTACCTTGCACCTACGAAAAATTACTAAAAATCAATACTTTACACTTAAATACAACAATGAATAAAAATAGAAAATGCAATTAGAATTAACTATTTTTACAAGAATTGTTATTTTTTTCAACTTCTCGGAAGAAAAAAAACTAATTGCAGGGTTTGGTGAGTTTTTGTGGTGATTAACTCACAACCCCACAATTTATAATCCTAATAACGCTTCCAACTCACGCTGATTAGCAAGAATTTGATTAATAGTCCTTTGTTGCTCCTCCAATTTGTTCTCATTTTTAACAACTTCGTTCTTATAAAATCTGTTTTCTTCTTTGATACGTGCATACTCTTCATTAGTAACACTATGAGTAGTCTTGAAGAGCTGTAAAGCGTCCACGTTCTCACAATACTTCTTAAAGAGTTTCTGCTTGGACTCTGTGAAATATGCTCTATGAGTTTTATCTTTCTTCCTACCTTGTAAAGCGTCCACCTCATCAATAGTGAAAGAATTTTCCTCCAAATTCACCAAAGTAGAAGCTTGAAAAGCACGTAACTGATGGCAGCGGAAACGTGTAAACTTACCAACTTTGCCCAATTGTAATTTATTATTAATACGTCTAAACACATACCATAAGTGACTACTTGAAATATCAAACAACGGATCAGACTCTGACAAACATTCAGGAAGGTCTTCCTGTTCTTCATCATCTGCTTTTTCAAAGGTTTCTTTGATTTCAGCGTCACGTCCGATTAAGTATTGGAGGATATGTTCTGCTGCCTCTGGGGAGCAGAATGTAGTGTATCTTGTACCTGTTTTCTGTCTGCACCCTTCAAAACAAGGAATTAGATTGTCTACTTGCTTTAATTCATACAACTGCTCCAATAAAGTATCAGTTGTAACAAAATCAGAACAAGCATTTATGAAATCTGCAACAGAAAGGTTTAAGAAGTCCACTTTGGAAATCCCACTACTACTGGCAAATAAAATAATACATTTACATACATTATTCGCTTCGTAGTAAGCGTCGATTAATTCCTGCTTTGTAGGTATATCTTCAAAGCTTTTTTCGTGAGTTTTATCCACTTGCTTTGAATTAAAAGACGGAAGGTCTTGTAATTCAATCTCAAAGTGGCGATAGATTGTTTTAATGCAACCCAAGTATCTGTTTGCTGTTCCTTGACTTTTGTTGTCAAATAACCATTTACGGAAATTAATTAACCTTGTCCTTAATGAACGATTTTTCCATCTAATCGCTTCTTCTTCTTCTCTATCGGCTTCTTTGAGTAAATCATCAAGACTTAACTGATTTACTGCCTCGTATGATTTAACACAAGACTCATAGAGAGAAGTGGTGCTTTTTGACAGATTTTTTTCTGTACAAAATGTTTCTATTGCAGTCATTTTTTTACCTCCAATTTAATTATATCCTTTTTGAGTATTGTTTGATTATTTCCAAGAGAGCATTTGGGCAGTAATAATCTTGAAAAATTAGTAGAAATCTACTCTTTCATATTTATAAAGGTAGTTTTTTTAAGAACATTTTACTACCTTGAAAAAAGAGTAAAAATCAAACCTTTTCCAAAACTATTCTGTTAATCTCACAGTATAATCATATGTAACCACTATCTATATAATAGTTACCTAAACCCTTCTAATATGAATATCATTCAAGACCAGTTCTTCGTCCATATCATATAACAACATCAAATTACTGTCCTTAACAATAAACCTAATGAAAGAGTTTATTTCAGAGTCAGAAATCCTCTCCCCAGTAAACCAAGCACGAATATCCTTTTCAAAGTCATATTTCCTCCGATTGTAATACTCAATCTTGGTTTTATCACCAAAGACCACACGGAACACTTTTGTCTTACCATTCGGCAAGATATACTCGTATTCCATTGTTTCCTCCGGCATATTATATGTTTCTTCCAATTCCAGGAGTTTATTCACAACATCATCAAAAGTGTCATTTTCACCTTTTAATTTGGTTAAACGTTGATGAGTTTCCTCTGAAATCGGAACTCCCATATAAGGATTAGAAGACATTGTAGAACGCCTCCCATTTATCTAATAAACGGGTAAGCACTATGTTATACGTATCGAATTTGTTCTTATGTAGCTGTAATCGCTCATAAGTATTCTTTCGTATTTGTAATGTCTTTTGTTCTGACATAAATAATAATATGAATATTATAATATATAAAGGTTTTCAAAATAAGTTATAAAAAAAAGTCGCTTCCCACCATCAAAGGAAGCGACATATTTGGAGATAATAAATGAATAACTGCATTTTTCTCCACACTCAAAGGATATATCAAGTCTTATCAAAGGTGATAAGCAAAAGCGAATACTGGGGGAAAGGATAAGTGATATAATGAAACAGAGCTTATGAAACGCCATTAAACGTAGGAATTACTATTATAATTCATCTCCCCCAAGTATCCAGTTAAATAGGTTTTTTTAATGAATACAGAAGTTTCAAAAGAGAAGGATAAATCTTGTTTTCGATAAATTATGGAGTTTATATTGATAATAAAACAACAGAAGAAGATTTACCCTTCACACCATTTTCCTACCAAAGGTAAAATTATTAAATTTCACCATATAATACTTTATAATTAATATAATATTATTATTTTGAGTAAATAATATCAATCAGTCTATCACTTCTTCATATAACACTTCATACTGAATATCATAATTACTATCAACACCTGATCCGATACGCTGAATAAAATCTTCAACACTTTCATTAGCAAGGATCAGCCCGTCTATATTTATCTTCAAATCAACTATTTTTTTAGTCATATTCTCCCTCATAATCTTTTGGTTCTATGAATACTTGCCTGGTTGTCTGTGGAGTTAATTCTCTCTTTGTTTTAGGGTCTTCACAGATATAAGACACGGTAATATCCTCACTTGTTGTTAATGTAATGTTCGCTTCTTGATTATATGTTTTTAATATACTTATTAAATGGTTAATCTTCATCTTTTGAGCTCCTCTTTTTTATTGCAATCATATAATCTGATTTCCAACTTGTAAGTGAGGGAGAAATTCCATTAATATCATAGATACGGTCTTGGAAATACCATTGAGTATTTTTATTTGATTTCTTTTCACCTATGCCCCCCCATACACGCACTTCACGTTTCATTCTACATCATCAAACATTTTATCCACTATTGCAGTTATTACTGTTGTAGTAACTGCATTTCCGCAGCATTTATACCTTTGGGTGTCGCTTATCAATTCTCCATCTTTGCCGTATTTGGTCCAGTCATCAGGAAATCCTTGAAGACGTTCGCATTCACGTGGAGTAAGTCTGCGGATACGATAATCCCCAGTTACTGCTCCCCAGTTACTTTTAGCACGAATAGTTCCAGTAGAGTCCTTTTGAACCATACCTTTTGCTATTTTTCTACTTGCTCGTTCTACTAATACTCCATCACCTGGCTTTGCTTCTTTGTATCCTTTTTTAGTAGTTTCACGTATTTTAAGCATTGGAACGTGTCCTCCTCCTTGTCCCATTGAAGCGGTTAATGTAGGGGTTTCTGTTCCATCAGTTCTTGCAGCGTGTTTCTGTGTGCTACCAATAACTTCTTCGACTTTTTTTTCGATTATCTTAACAGGTGCTTTATAATCCGTAGCACACAATGACGGGCTTATACCCTCAGGATTATAAATATTCCCACTTTGATGAGTATTATATGTCCCAAGACATTTTACTTTCCGTGTTTCTTCAAGAACATAATTATCTTGTTTTCTGTATACTGGACGGCTTCTTTGAGCGGTTGTCACGGCGTAACAGTTTTCTTTTTCTTTATCAGTAGTTACATATTTCCCTTTGTCTATTTCCGCAAAATTCTTCTCTATAATCTTTTTATCCATATTCTCCACCAAATACAATCCAGTTTTTCCACCTTGACCCCCCCCCATTAGCGGAGAGCGTACACGCAAGTCCATCAACACTATACACTTTCTGTGCTTGATGTTTAGAGGGATTTAAGCATTTTACTTTCCTCATTTTCTATCAACCAAAATTTTCTCCATCATCTCTTGTGAGAGATAATATTTCTCATCAACCTCATCTTCGAGAATATCCTTTAATAAACACCCTTTCTCTTCGCTGCGGGACGCCGAAGTCTTTACTATTAAGTACCTCCCATTGAACATCATACCGTAGGTCGGAGAGAACTTCAAGTATTGTCTGGAAAGTTTCGCCTTTGTTGTGAGATAATAAGCCCCGTACATTTTCGAGAAGAAAATATCTGGGTCTTTTGTCTTTGAGAACCCGTGCAATCTCAAAAAAGAGAGTTCCTCTTGTGTCATCAAACCCTCTTCTCTTTCCTGCGATAGAAAATGCTTGACACGGGAATCCGCCAACCAAGAGGTCAAAGTCGGGTAATTCTTCTGTTTTGATTTTTGTTGCGTCACCGAGGTTAATGTGGTTTGGAAAGTTTCTTTCATATATGCTCACCGCGTATTTATCTATCTCCGAAAATCCTACACACTCAAAATTGTGCTTTGAATTTTGTAATCCTAATTCAAATCCTCCAATTCCACTAAACAAGCTTAAATATCTGATTGTTTTGGTATTAGAGTCTGTCATAATTGTTTTCTCCTATTGATTATTAAACAGAGTAATGTTAAAATTAAAAATATAATGTTTTTCCCTGTTTTGTGGCTGTTTAATGTAGATGAGTTGTAGTGTTTATCTTGCTTTTGAGAATAAGTTTGATTTACTTGGATAATTGTTAGATTATTCTCATAAGTTAAGTTTGAAGTAGTGTTTTTATCAAATGTATCGTTAATTATTATGGTATTATTCACGGACAAGATTTTCTCAAAGTAGATTTTAATGCCAATGTAGTCTTGATATTCGACGAACTTTGATTTGAATAACTTGAAATCATATACTAAATAATGTGTAGAATTATATTTAATCCGTCCATTATCATTTAAATGAATTTCCTTGCTTGTATCTATTATCTGATGATATAATGTCTTGTTAAAGCGACTAAACTCTTTATTATCCGTGAACTTCCAAATCATATGCTGTGTAGCAATTTTGTCCTTGGTAGTTTCATTATAATAATAAACAAAATACACTTTGATGTTATTATCTACTCCATTATGCACGTAGAACTCATCACCTTTCTCTGCTGAATGCTTACCCCATTCAGCACAATATCCCTTGTAACCATCAGTAAAAGAGATATTAGAGTCACCATCTTCAAGAGCAACAACCGTATCACAATCCTCAATCAACATAGTCGGATTATCAACAGGAGCCGTATTATTTCCAGCTGCCACAATCGGCAGCATAAACAATAATATAATAATAAGTAAAATTTTTTTCATAAATTGCCCTAATCCGATTTATCTGCTTAACAAACTTATTATTCCGCTTACAATTAAGTAGAATACTATTAGGAAAGCCCACCAAGTAATACCTGTGAACCCTAAAATGTTTGCAAATGCAATTCCGACGATTATAGTTGCTATTAATGGCAATAAAATTATAAAAAGTATTATTACCACTATTCCAGTTAATCCGGCAATTTTAAATAAATCTAACATATGTTATTATACCTCTCGAAAATTTTTGTGGTGATATTATTATATTTGTAAAAAGTAGTAGATTATTCATTTAAGTAAATAAAAGAGTATAACATTCTTGGAGGACGTAGGTTGCGTTTTTAGAGATTAAAAAAATTCGTTTTCCGAGGTCTAAAAAGTTATGAAAAATTAAAATGTGCTATCTACTATGTTTATGACTTTCTTAAAGAACTTAATGTTCCCTCTTTGAATGTTTATACTCTCTGTTAGTAGGTTATGTTTTTTATTATATTTTAGTTAATTTGGTGGATACCCATTACTGCCAAAACCTTTATATACTATAAAAATCTAACTTTTATACAACAAGTAGTTGAAAATCACCACAAAAATTCAACACTTGTGCCAATTATATTCCGAGAGGTGAAAAATAAAATGACATTAACAATATTCAAAGATAGACAAGATTTGGATAGTGCTTATTACAATGCAAAAGCAATAGCACAAGAAATCTACTATCAAATAGGTGAAATTGAAGAATTAAAAGGTTACCACGAAGTTGATTGTACTTACATAACCTTAAACTCTTCAAAAAGGAGAATTGAAATTCGTACTGAATTTATCAACGAAGACAACGGCAAACGTTATTCTTGGGACGAATATTTAGGCATTTACGAACCTACATATGATTTTTTACCTAAAATCATTCATCAATGGTTTGTTTGCTTTGCCAAAGATTTCCAACACGGAGTCTACTTTGCCGGATATATCGAGTAGGTCTTCACAATGGAATTTGGTATGAATGGAAATCAGTTAGTTGTATTCTACGTGCAACATTTGTTTTTACCAAATGTACAGATCAGGGGAATATTGGATTTTGATTTCTTTGAAAGCTCTGAACAAATCCAATATATCAACCCAAACACAAAAGAAAGACAACTAACTATTCCAAAAAATCCTTATCCCGCACAATCTGCCGAAGCAGAAGCTTATGACTTTCTAAAACAATGCTTCAAAGCAGATGAAGAATTTGTTGAACTTTTATCTGAATGCCCAAGCATTCCAGAGATACATAATTTCAAATGTTACAAAGTTGAAATGGAGAGATTACAATGGTAAAAAAAGGTTTAGAATACTCTACAAACGGAGCAGAACTCCGTAAAATCCAAAAAGAATTGGTTGATACAATATTAACCAAACCAGAAGATTTAGAAAACATTATTAAAATCCAACTCGCTTCCAGGCAAGGTTTCCATCAATATTCATTAAGGAATATTTACCTTGCAAGTTGGCAATTATACCAAAGGACAGGGGAAACCGCTGAACTCCTCGCCCCTTACAGCAAATGGGGCAAAATCGAACTTGAAGACGGAACTAAAATTCGCCGAAACGTTAAAAAAGGCGAAAAAGCATTACGTATCCTCGCCCCTTATACTGTAACTATAACCGAAGAGAACGAAGACGGCGAAGAAGTGAAGAAGACTGTGTTAAGGTTCAAATCCGTTCCAGTCTTCGATTTAAGCCAAACCGAAGGTGACCCTTTTGAAGTTGATTTCACAAACGCTGCTATCGACTACAAACTTGACGAAATCACTTCAAGAAACAATGTAAAAGTAAATCTCTCAAACAAAGAGATTACACGTGGATACACCGATGGAAACGAAATATGGATCAGCAAACATATTTCTACTCCAAAGCAGATTTGTGTTTATTTCCACGAATTAGCTCATTACTTATTACATTTTGACGAAAATCGTCACGAATTAACTTCTGCGACCAAGGAACTTGAAGCGGAAGCGGTTTCTTACCTTGTTAGTTGTTATCTTGGTATTAAAGATGACGAAGCTCCTGCTTATATTAGAGGGTGGACTCGCAAGTATTCTGATGAAAAAAGGACTAAATTACTGAAAGGGAAAGGTAGCAATGTTTTAAAGACTGCTACTAAAATCATTGAAGATTTAAAGTTGTCAGAATTATTAGATAGTAAAAAAACTATCCCTAATTCTTCTAAATGGGAAGAAATCAATTGGGTAGGTGTAAAGGAGTGATTAACTTGATTGAATTTGAAGTAGTATTAGACCGTCCTTGGGATACTGAACGTACTATTCGATTACGATTAGATAAGTACGAACTTATCCCTTTGGGCTGCGAAGACGAATTAGATTATTTATTCAAAGAAATTAGCCCTGCAAGACTCAAACAAGTTGTAAGAACTGCAATACCAAACGAAGAATTTTACGTATCAGGAGTATATATTACGGTGATAAAATGAGCGAAATTGAAACTATTATTGACAAATTATTGAAAGAACCTATCGCACATCACTTATGTGATAGCGGAGGAGTATACGGTTATATCTACGAAAGAAACCAAACCGAAGGTTATCTTAAAGGATTAAACCCAGTAGATGAATGGACTGACGAAAAATGCGAAGAGAGAACCTTGGAAATTACTATCCCTGTATTTGATTTTCTCAAATATAATCTTGAAAAAGATGAGGAAACCATTGAACTTGAAAAAGCTCTCTTCAAAGAGTTTAAAGACAATGGATTTGAACCCTATGAGATTTACGAGGTTTCAGACTGGTTAAAATCAACTGATTGGATAGAAGAAAGTTGGGCTATTCGATTAGAGTATACCAATACTTACAACTATGAGGAATATCTGTCACAAACATTATTATACATTTGTTTCAGTTACAATGGGGACGATTATGTACTCCTTGAAGTACATAATGGGTGTGACGTTCGCAGCGGCTACACCTACCCTCAACTATTCAAATTGAAAGACATTGAATACTTCTTGCTTGGACAATCTGACCGTTTCTGTCAATGTGAATGTGGATTAAATGATTACACAATCTACGGATCAGATGACGCCACCGACTCCACAGGAGATTACATTGGCAAAGATGAGATTTACAAACGGACTTATGTAGATGATGACGGTAATGTTCGCTGCAAAGAATGTGATGATATTATCAAAGGAGGATTTATAGAATGGTAGAAATGAATTGGGACACAAATGAAACTTGGTTATGGATTACAAATGACGAGCAGTATTATACTGCTCTTCAAGACACAATTGGAAATGAACTATACTTTATGACTGTTCTCTATGTTTTAATTCAACATAGAAATGAAGTCATTGATGGAAATGAAATCGACTCTGCAAAGGTGAATGGAAATGAACTATACGTTCTTTTCTCTGAACTCTGTGGAAATGAACAAGAAGGGTGGAAATGAACATAGGGTTCAGAAATGAACTCTCTTTTAAAAATGAAACGGTTTGTGGAAATGAACTGGAAATGAACGCCAAAAATGAACCAGAAATGAACGCTGGAAATGAACAAACAAATCGTGTAGAAATGAACCGTAGAAATGAACCACGATTTCAACGTAGAAATGAACGAAGCTTAAAAAAATCGTAGAAATGAACCAAAGGAGGATTAATCTGATGGATTTAATCAAAACCCCAACAAACAAACAGTATAACTGTTTCAGACCAGTAGAAAAACCAACCCCCTTAATTGCATTCAATATTGTAGACAAATTAAGGGATTTAGAAGCTGAAACTGCTTGTCAAATCCTTGACGAACTAATCAGCAGGTTTCCTGATGTACAAGAATACCTTAAAGAAAATTACATTGACTTATTAACAGAGGAGGACTAATATTATGAGATATATTTACGGAACTAACGATAGTTACAGTACAACAAAAGGCAAAACTGTTACCGTTAAACAGTTAGCGTCCATTATCAAAAAGGACGTTGATTATGGTAAATGGAACAAATACGAAGGAGGAGAAGTGAATAATCGTACTGCTCATTGCAGATACAGTAGGAAAGGATTTGTATACCATTCTCACCTCTTAATCTTCGGTAGCAAAGTTGAATTTAAACAATTGGAGGAATTAATCAAAAACTTTATTGATGTGACTCCTCGAAAGTTTTAAATACATTCAAGTACAAATAATTTAACTGAACTGTCCATAAGGATAGTTCTACACGTCTTTTAAATTGTTTTTTTTAAAAAAAGTCTAACTATTTTAAAAGGAAAAACACTTAAAAGAAAACACATAAGAGGAGAGAGGAATATTGTGCAATTTTACACGTCTTTGCACAAACATTTCTCTCTCCTTGACACGTCCAAACAGAAAACTACTCTTTTTTTTAACAAATTATCTTAAAATCATTGAAAATTACTATTTTTTAATTTTATCTGCTGAAAAAACACTTGAAAAGCAGCTGAAACACTTGAAAAACCCTAAAAAATACTAAAAAATCATCTACCATAAACTTAAAAAAAGCATTCCATACCTATCTACCAACACTTAAACCAAAATCAAAAATCCATCTACCATAAATTTAAAAACACGCCAAATCCATCTACGAAAACTTAAAAAACCATCTACCAATACTTAAAACAAAAATCCAAGCACACTCCATCTACCAAAACTTAAAAAAAAAACAAAAACCCTCAAAGTTATCTACCATAACTTAAAAGAAAAACTTTTGAAATCTATCTACCAAGACTTAAAGCCGAATTTTCCAAAATCTATCTACCATAACTTAAAACAAAAACGCCCCAGTTATCTACCATAAACTTAAAGAAAAAAAATTTTTCCGCCGAGTTATCTACCATAACTTAAAGTAAAAAAACACTCTCACCAACTCACTCACGTGAAAAGATTAACCTATCAGGACCAGGACCCGAAACAGACGCTGCTGCCGCTGATAAACTACCTGGAAAGCTGATCTTTTAAAAAAATAAAATTTTATATTGTCCCGTACTGATCTTTTAAAATTTTAAATTTTATAACGCCGTAACGGATCCCGCCTTTAAACATTTATATTGACGGGTCCGCCGTTAAAATTTTTAAAAAGTAATCTTTTTTTATTAGTTAATCTATATTTAATAGTTTAACTTTATTGTTTTTATTGTTATTAGTTAGAATTATTAAAGATATGATTATTTATTTTAATAGTTAATGTTTAAAGTATTGATTTAATTAAACGTTATGTTAATTTAAACGGCACGTAAACGCCTAACAATTTTTAACAATAAAATAAACTAACTTTAAAAATATTGATTTATTCAATTAACGGGACGTTTAACACGTGCCGCACGTTTAACGGGACCAGATAAACTATTTTTAATTTTAAGTGTAAAATAAATATTACATTATACCAAAACATTTATATAGTACAGTAACATAACTATTATTATCAATAGTTAGACACCGCGTTTAAAGGTAAAATTTTAAACGCGTGTAACCGTCAAGGTTACGTTAAAGTAAAGGCGTTTAACGGCATAAAACCGCCGTTAATAATGAAAGCGTTTTTATAGCAATAAAAATTTTATTTTTTAAGGACGTGTTAAAAATGAAAAACAAAGATTTTATAAAACTTATCGAAGGAGTAAGTAACAATATACTTATAAATGATTTAAACAGTTGTTCATATGTTAGTAAAATACGTTTGAATGATTGTATTAATTTTTATAAGTTATTTGAAAATAAAAAAGATAAAAAATACTATTTTAATGAAATTAAACGTTTATTATTAGATTTTAATTTAAAATTAAACATAGAGTTCGAGCAAATAGAATTTTAAAGGACGTGTTTAAAATTTATTACAGCTTTAAAAGGTTAAAATTAATTTTAACCTCCAATTATTTTATTTATGCAATAAATATTTTTAATCTTATTTTATTGTATATTTTAAGTTTATAAAGCTTTTTTATAACGTGGATAAGATAAAACCACGTAAAAAAACACTATATTTAAAAAAAACAATTAAAGGACGTGTTAAAAAATGTTAATTAAAGAAACACCTTATATTAGTTTAAATCTAATTAAAGACGGATTTAACAACGAGTACCGCGTAGATTATACAAGCGCGGCATTATTAGACATAAATACAAATTTAAATTTAGCTTATAGTTACAATACTATTATCGGGGCTTTTATAGATATTGACGGAAACCGTTTTTATATAGAAACCGCCGCCGTATATAGCACCACCACCGCAACCAAACATAAACCAAGGTTTAACCGTTTAGCAAATTATAATAATTTTATAGTAATTCCAAACGTAAAACCAGAAACTTTTATACTAATCCGTGACACCAACAATAAAAACGAACTATCAATACTATTATTAGATATTTTAGAAGAGTTTACAGACAGTCAAACCATAAAAAACAAAATAAACGGAATTAGCACCAACGCGTATAAAGAAAACCAATTAATAACAGAGTATTCAAAACACTATAAAACAGAAAAAACCCAATACAAAAACGGGAACCATAAAACCGTCATAACAAGGAAAACAACTTTTAAATATCTATATAACTATTATATTAAAACCGTAAACCATTACTTTAAAAAGACAATAAAACCATATTACGGGCGCAACGGCAAAACCACCAAGAAAATATACTATGAATGCAAAACAAAACAATATATACGGGAGGTCTAAACCTTCATATATATTATATTATTCCTAATCTTATATAGTATATTAAGAACAATACTAAAAATAATATACAAAATACTACAATAAAAAAAAGCAAACGCCTTAAAACCTATTAATAATATACTCATATGTTACGGGCACCACCAAGGCCCGCAACATATCTTATTTTTTTAATATCTTTATTACTGATTTTTTAACGTATTATTTTTTTATTGTTATGTTTTCAATCTTTTTTTTATTTTTTTTTAACGTTTAATTTTTAGTTTTTTTATTGTTTTCTATTCTATAAAGTCACGTTTTTTAATAAGTTTTCTAATATTTGAATAAAAAAAAGCTTAAAAATACGCTTTTTTCAATGAATATTTTATTTTTTTAAAATTTTTAATACATCACGGGACCAGGGAAAGCGGCTTTTTACAGATTGTCATATGTTTGTATCCTTTTTTTCTTTTTATAACGTTGTTATATTTTTTTATTGTGTCTTGTTGTGTTTGGTGGTTTTTGGAGTGAGGGTTTATTTGAGTGTTGGAGAATGGATATTATTTATTTTTTCTTTTAGAGTATTATATATATTTATTTTCTTATATATTAGTATATTATTATTTTATATAGTATATTATTAGTTAGACACATAGTCACATAGACACATTTCATTGTATTAGGTCACAAGGTCACAAAGACACATTATATTTTTCCTACTTTTTGAAAAAAAGGGGGGTGTATGTAACACGGAAATGTGTCTTCATATGAAAACTGTTTTTATGGTTTCTTTTACTGTTTTTACGTGTTCTCCTTGCTCCGTGAAGACACATTTGTAAAATGTGTCAAAATGTGTCTAATGTGTCTACGATGTGCTGGGCTTGTTTTGTTGATTTGATTGGTTTTTTTTCTTGGTTGGTGTGTTTGGGGGTTGTGGTTTGTGTGCTGTGGTTTTGGAGTGGTTATGTTGGAGTTATTTTTTGGCTTATTTTTCAAGGTTAGTATTACTTTTCCCGAGTATATTATTACGTTTTCTATATACAATCCCCAAATTTTTTCAGAAAACCAAAAAATGCCATTATTAAGAATAATACGAATAGAGAGGACAATAAACCTCCAAAATAAACAACTCAAATTATGTCATTTCCATAAGAGGGACGTATTAATGGTTTTTTTACTATCATTTTTACCCATAATACGCTCCTCTTCTCTCTACGTTTACATTATGAAAGGTTATGGTTATTTATTTGGACGAATACGCTTAATTAAAGACACACACCACGATGAAGTGTTTATCGAAGAAACAGGAGTAGTCTTAATGCGTAATAATCAATGGCTATTCACATACAGGGAATTGGTAGCGATAGCAAACGAAATGACAACAAAATAAAAAACATTTATGGTGATTATATTGGATTTTACACAAGGAAACATCTCAACTATTGCAGTATGGATTTATGTGTTAATTTCCCCATTACTCGTTAAGTATGGTATTAACATTGATGAAGCAACCTTTACAACATTCTTTGTTGCATTAGTAGGGATAATATTGGCAGTATGGAGTAGTTACAATCCGAATACATTTAAATTTTTAGGAAATAAAAAAGCAGAACCAGTTACCGATGATGGTGTTTTGAACGATGAATACGTGACTGGTGATGATGATGACTGCTAATCATAATACTTCGTTAGAATGTTTACACGAAGAACAAATACAAGCTCAATCAAGGAAAATAGAAAGATTAGAAGCTCATAGCGATTTTAAGGAAAGAAGAATAGATGAATTAAACAGTAAGATGGATAAATTGAATGACAAATTCGATAAAGTGCTTGAAGGCTTCAATGAATTAAAAATTGAGTCTAAATCAGACGATAGCGAATTAGAATTAAGATTACAATCAATTGAAACAAAACAACAAGCATTTGAAGAAAAGATAGAAGAGGACAAAAAAGAGTCACGTATCCGTATTAATAGGATATTAACCATTTTTGGATTAGGATTAACTGTTTTAACTATTGTCTTATCAATATTGTTCAATTCACATATATTGTAATTCAGCTAATTTCTTTTGTGTATCAAAATTGGAGGAAGTGAAGGAATATGGCAAAATTACCTGCGGATTACAGACCACCACACGAACCACGATTACTTGCAGATAAATTAGATAGAGAAATCCTTTTAAAAAAAGTTAAAGATGGGATTAATTGTGGTTTAACTGCGTCAGAGGCATTTGTTGCAGCCGGAGGGTCTAAACATACATTTAAAGATTGGTTACGTTTTTACAGAGAAGATGTTGAAGACGGTTACACCGGTACAAATTTGATAATGTTTATCGATGAACTTGCAAGAGCTGATATTCAATTGCATAAACGATTATTAAAAGCAATGTGGAAGAAAGTAGACGAAGGAGATACACGTATTCTTATGTATTTAGAGGATAATCGTTTCGGTGCGGCTAATAAACGTAAAAATACATTGGAATTAGACGCCAAAGATGATAAAGCAATTGAAATCAACATTGTGAATATGACTGGGGTGGACGCAGATAACAACGAAGAAGAAGCGATAGAAGTTGATTATGAGGTAAACGATGGTAGCAGTAGAGATGACTCCAACTCAACAGAGATGGATTAATGACCGTACACGTGAATTACTCATAGAGGGTAGTGCGGGATCAGGTAAGACTATCTTTGCTTGTTATAAAGTCATTTTTTATGCGTTAAAGTATCCTGACGCTTCAATTTATATTTATCGTAAGACTTTACCGTCTTTGAAGCGTACTTCTTGGAAGGAAATTCGTAATATTTTGTATGATTTGGGTATTCCTTATGAGGAAAACAAGTCAGAGGGAGTTATTACGTTTAGTAACAATAGTAAATTGTATTTTGGTGCGTTAGACGAGCTCTCGAAGGTGCGTTCAATCAACGCAGATATGATATACATTGAACAAGCGGAGGAACTTAATAGTCCCGAGTTTTATATTGAACTAATGTTACGTCTTGGTAGGGGCGAGGCAAGTAAACGTGAAGGAGGATATTCGCAAATGTTACTTGTAGTTCAACCTGAAAGTGAGGAGCATTGGATTTATAAACGTTATCACGAATTTGCGGACGCTACTACTGAATTTGAAACTAAAAAACAAGAAGCCATCGCAGAGGGCAAACCTTATCCAAGTTATGAGGAAATTTTGGCTAATATTCAGAAAAGGAGGAAATCAGCACATTTCCATTATAGTGAGAATTTGAAATTACCGAAATTTCAGCGTGATTATTATGATAACTTGAAAAACGAAGATTACGAGCTATGGCTTCGTTATAGTGCCGGACAATGGGGTAAATTAACAGATGTGATTTATCCGAACTATGATACAGTTGTTGTCCGTGATAATTTTGATTTTTACAGTTTCGGAGCAGACTTCGGTTTTAACAATCCAAGTTGTTTTTTATTACTTGCTTGGTATGATAATGAAGTGTATGTGCTTGATGAGGTTTATAAAGCGAAATTATTAAACCGTGAATTAATTCAAGAGTGTAAAGATATGTTATTCAAGCATAAATTACTGCCGGAGCATTTAAACACAGGTTACGGTGACGCTGCCGAACCTGACCGTATTGAAGAGTTTGTACAGAATGGTTTTCCAATGGAGAAAGGAATTAAGGACGTTAAGGCGAAAATCACTACTACAAAGCAGACTCGTATTCATATTCACCCACGTTGCGTTAATACAATACGTGAGATTAAAGGTTATAAATATCGTAAAAACCGTGAAGGAGTGACTCTTGATGAGCCAGTAAAGGTTAATGACCACGCTATGGACGCATTGGCTTATGGAGTGTATGGTGTAAGGGGAAGTTTATCACCAAATCGTCCTATGGGAAAAGATTTTTACAGAAAAGTGAGAGTGTATTAAGATGGGAATATTTGACCCAATTATCAAAGTCGGTTCAAGATTATTCAATAGCGAAAAATCTGATATTACAGATGTTGGCTTTGATGATGTAAGAGGGAATATAAATCAAGAAAGTGTTAATTGGGGAGAGAAACTCCCAGACCTTGTTATTCCATCAATAAAGAATTTACGATTATGTGCAGAGAAATCCCCAATTGTTAATGGTATTTTAGAAGATTTAGTAATTAAATCTATTAGCGGTTGGGTTATTGAGGGCGATAATCAAGAAGCGATTGATTTCATCATCAAAGAAGACGAAAGATTAGATTATTCAACCTTAATGCACAATCTTGTATGGAATAATTGTGTTGATGGAGTGGACTTCCGTGAGATAGTTATAGATAAAAACGAAGTTACTCTACGTGAATTAGCGTTTGATGGGGAAAATTATCGTATAAAAGAAATCTACGATGATGAAACCGGAGCAGAAATCATAGGTTACAAACAAATCGTTGAAGTAAACCAAAATACTAACAAAGGTTGGTTTAGAAAACGTTTCAACGAAATTGTGAAGAATAATGAGCAAATGGAGTTTGATTTTGAACCTGATGATTTAATGGTGTCCGCATTTTTCCGTAGACACGATAAACCACAAGGAATAGTGGCTAATGTCTTGGATTTTGCTTATATGCACTTAATGCTCACAAAGATGATGCCCCAAATTGTTTTTAAACAAGCAAACACTTTATTTTTACAAATAGGTAACAAAGACCGTAAGGAAGTTAATATAGAAGATGACGAAGTGGACGCAATGGTCGAAGCGTTATCAGATTATCATAATTTAGGTGTTACTGCTTTACCGTTCGGTATTGAACCGCAACTCATTGGAGATACAAACTTACCTGACGTTCAAGATTACTTAAATTATTTAGAACATTGTATTTTCGTTGGATTATTCACACCGGAAGCGATTTACTCTTCAAGTAGCTCTAATCGTTCTACTGCGGTAGTACAATTAGACTCTGACAAAAGCGGAAGAGTATTAGTCCAAGAATATATTCAAGAGAAGTTATCACGTTATATGGAAAAACTATTCCAAACAATGCTTGAATTAAAAGGTATGACTGGAAAAGTTTGGATTAATTTCAACCCTGAAATCAATGAGGGAACATATCTTGAAAACGAAGAAGGATCAGGAAACGGTGACGATACAATAACCAATGAGAATGGTAATATTTCAACTTCAAAACCAACCGATGGTATGAATTATAATAATATCAACAATGGAGCTGGTAGACTTGCCGAAGTCAGTTCGTGAAGCCCCAAATTATGAGGAGTTTTTTGGTTTATTAGATAATGAAATCTCTGATGAAGAATTTGAGGAAGAAGAAGAGAAGGAACGTGATGAGAAAATTAAAAAACTCATTGCAATTGCTTTAAGTCTTCTTCAAGAGTTTTATTTGTTGCATAAGTATGACTCTGAATTTTATATCTTGTCTGAAACCTTTGAGGAGGAACTCGCTGATTTCAATACAGATATGAAAGATTTGTTAATGTCATTGTTTGCGACTTATATTGCTGATGTTCAAGCTGATTTCGATGTAGAATACACTATTCCAACTGGAACTGTTTCTACTGATGTTGATTTGGAGTCTATTATTGACTCTGCTGTTGATACAGTTACTGATACATTATATACTGATTTGAAGAATAAAGCAACTTTTTACAAGGACGTTGCTATTACAACTGGTATGTTTAGTTTGCATAGTAATTTCCGTAGAGCTATGAGGCGTTTGGTTAATCATATTGATTATAATGCCCAGTATGCAAGGAATAGGATTGTACGTGAATATCAGACTTTTATTTATGGGCAGGAAGCGTTGTTCTATTGGCGTGTGAGTGGAATTAATACTTGTGCGTGGTGTTATGAATTGGAAGCGATGGGAGCAATGCCATTGTCTTGGTGGCCAGTAGACCACCCGAATGGTATGTGTGTTCTTGTTCCGGTGTTGCCTGATGTTTATTCTGATGAGTATATGGAATTAAGGGGTTGGTGATGTATATTGACTGATAAATTTACTATATTTAAAACTGGTACTATCACTTATGATAAGGAATGGTATATTAAACAGGGACTTGATGTTAAACCTGTTAATTATACTGATGGTTTCTTAAAGGAGATTGCCTCAAAGACTGGTGGCTCAACATTAGAAGCTTCACACGGGGACAATAAAATTGATGTGATAGGTTATACTAACAATTATGGTTTTAATAACAATGAATTAGTAGCCGAAGTAACTACTAACGAGAAATTAGATGGTTTAGGGTTCAGTCCAGAGTTCTCTGTTAATTTTATTGATAAAGGCGATTATTACGAAGCTATTGATGGGGAATTATTAAAAGTAATTTTGACTGATAAACCAAGAAGCCATATTTTATGTAATAGTGTCGAAGGAGGAAGTAAAATGAACGAAGAACTAATTAATACCTTAAATGGACAAATCAAAGACTTAAACAAACAAGTCGCACAAAAAGAAGCGATTATTGAAGCTAATAAGAAAAAATTAGGCGAAGTCGATGATTTAAACAATAGGATTACTGAATTAGAACAAGAAATTACTACTTTAAAATCTTCAAACGAAGATTATCAAGCTCAAATAGATGGTTTAAAACCAAGAGCAGAGGCTTATTCTAAAATAGAAGAAGCCAAGAAAACAGAATTGCTTAACAAGGCATTTGGCGAAGACGAAGAAGCCAAAAAAGCGTGGAAAGACGCTTCAATGGAACAACTTGAAAGTCTTGCAAACCACCGTGAAATCACTAAAAAAGCACAAGGTATCGGCTCACAAAACGCCGAAGGTGTAGGTGAAGGAAACGAGGGTAACGAACCGTCAAAAGCTGAAAAAGCATTAGAATTTTACAAAAAAACCCACGATGGTAAAGAACCATCTTTTATAAAACAAGGAGGAGAATAGAATGGGAGTTATTGACGCAGGTATCCCTGCAAGGGATTACGGAAATCATAGACCAAGATTAGCAGTAAGACTGTATGAAGGGGATATGACTTTTAAGAACACAGGATTTGATGAATTTGGTAGACCAAACCCTGATTGGACTTTTGCTGCACCTATGCACATTGGACAGTACGTTATTTTACACCAAGACTCAACTGCAAGAGATATTATTGTAAAACCAGCTCCAAAAGCAAGTCAAGCCATTGGTAAAATCATCAACAACCCACAATTAAGAGATGGTATGGGTTGGACAGAAGATGAACAAAACATTTTACCAAGAGAAAGCAAAGAATGGGGAGAATTTATCCCAAGAGGAGCAACTGTCGAATTTTTCGGAGCAACAGTAGACGAACTAAAAATCAAATCCGCAAATGCTGCAATTACCGCAGGGGACTTTTTAGACTCCACAGCAAATGAGGAATTTGAAACATCTAATAGTGAAACTAATTGGATTTCCCTTGCAAGTGTAGAAGCTTTAAAAGCAGGTTTCGTTCCTGCATTAGCAATTAAATAAGGAGGATTATTTTTATGTCACTTATCGTACAAGAAATTGATGAGATATTACAACCAGAAAATATCGAACTCACTACCTTTGAAAAGATGAACCCAACTTTAAATATGCTTGGAATGTTCGAGAAAAAGAACAATGAAGGTAGAGATAGTTTTGCATTCGCAAGAAACGAGTCTAACGCAGAACAACAAATCGTAAACGGTATTTTACACGAACCAGTTGAAATTATGGAAGCAGCACAACTTCCACAAGTTAAAATTACTGGAATTAGCCGTAACATCGGTAAAATGCGTAGAATTGGTTTTGAAGCAGAGTTCACCGAAGAAGCACTCCGTGACCCAATTAACGCTGATAAAATCCAATTAACTACTGATATGATGGGTTATGCTATGGCAAGAACCCTTAACAGACACGCTTATGTTGTACTCACCCAAGCAGCAGAAGCTCCAACCATTACTCTTGGTGGAGGTTCTTGGGCTACCGAAGGTAATGAGTACATTGATGATGACGTGAAACACTTAATACGTGCTTTTGAAAATCAGGAAGGTTACGATTACAAATTAACTGATATGTTCACTTCCAAAGCTTCCTATTGGGGAGCAGAAGATTACTACGAAGTTGTGAATGATGATGGTTTCAACCCTGCTAACGTACGTGGTGCAACCCTTAAAGGTATTGGCGAATTAGAAAGCGGTTTACTTGGTATTGATATGAACCTTAAACCTGCTAAATGGTATTACAATGTATATCCAACTGATAACCTTTTACACGATGATTTCGGTACTTTTATCCACATTAATCGTGTTGATAAATTAGATGAAATCCCTCGTAGTGTTAAAATCCAAATGTATGTTGAATATGGATTTGCAGTTCTTGAACCAAAAGCAGTAGTCTTCCAAGAAGGTATCTAAATAGGAGTTGATACTGATGTTTCAAGGTATCAAAGTTAAATTGTTGAAAAGGGGTAAAATCCAAAAGGTTAGGTTATTCTCTCTTTTACAGGATTTTGAGGATAGATTAGAGGCATTAGAGAATGCTAATGGTAGTGGAGGAGAGTCTAATGACTCTTCCTCTACTGACTCTCAAAGTAGCACATCTGAACCTACTACTGGCTCAATAGAGGTTAGTTTTACAGTAACTGCTAATGGAAACCCTGTTAATAATGCTACTGTAACCATAGGTACAGATGAGGAAACGCCTACTACAATAGGAACTGGAACTACTGGTAGTCAAGGAGGTTGCACAATAAGGGACATTCCAACAGGCAGTTATAGAGTAATGGCTACTGGGAACCCAACTGGTGATGTAGAACTTTCTTCACGTTGGACTCCTATTGAAGTTAGTAAAACTAATAATCATTTCGATATAACATTAGACTAAAAAAATTATAAATGGAGGTTTTTAACCTATGATAACAGAGGATAAGACCTCTAAATTCACAATGAAAGATTATTATAAAGTCTTGGAATATTTACCAAAAGCACGTGTAGATAGACAAGAACCAGTCTGCTTTACAGAAGAAACTTTTGTTGAAGGAGATAGTATTGTCTTGCCATTAATCTATGCGGAGTTTGAGGGTACTGATTATGTGCAAGTTTTTATCAATTGTCACCAAGTTGAGGTAGATGTATCTAATATTACTTTAAGTTTTAGTCCACTACTTAACGGAAATGCAAGTGTCCTATCAGTAAAACCAAAGAACACCGAAATATCATCAGATAAAGAAGACATTCTTTTATTTGAGATAGACCGAAACAATACCGCAGTAGACCTCACCCGTGAACTCACAGGACTCGAAAGTATAAAAATCGATTTCGGAACAGATGTAACAGGTGTAGAAATACTCAACCTCATAATAAAAAGTTTAGACTACACCTATACCTTAACCGATATAGAAAAAGCCTGTTACAGCGGAGAAGACTACGTATTTCGTGGACTTAACGATATGAAAAAAGAGAAAACAGGTACAATAGAAATACCGAAAACTCTTCAAAGATACGTTTATATGGCAGCAGGAGCATTCGCTTGGCTAACACGTTGGGAATACGAAGCCAAACCAATGAAAGAACCTAAATCAGAGTCTAACAACTATGCAGACAGATTATTCGGAAAAGTAGACTCCGCAATTGCCAATTACCTATCCAACATCGAGAATAATCGAAACGAAGAATACATTCAAATGCAATTATTCAGAGTAGGACGCAGGAAGTGGTAAACTATGGATACCGAGAATATGTCAAGGTATGCAGTAGTATTAGAACAATTAGGGAAAGCCATAACTGATGACACAGATTTTAATAAAGTTCCTGTCAGATGGGATATGATTGAGCTGATCCCTGATAATATGACTACAACCGAAATAGTATTGCAAGGGAAACCTTATCAATTGGACGCTACTGGTTGTGTTTATGAAAGGCAACTCGATATAATCATTATACATAATACAAACCACCCACGTAGTATAACTCTACGATTAACCAAGTATGCAGAGTCAATGAAAGAAATAATTGATAATTTATTATTAACATCAAATCTTGACTTAACATTCTTACAAACATCTGAAATACGTGCAATGAGGAATAACCGTGAGGACGCAGAGTCCTATAAAGGAAGTAAGACTTTATACTCATCTATGATTGTTTTAAGTTATTTATTGAGGTATTAAAATGGCTAAATTTAAATGGATTGGAGGAAATGGGTACAAAGACATAGACCTTGTATTAAATAAAGTAATGAAACCACAGCAACAATTATTCAATGGAATGATAATTGATGTACCTGACTCCAACGAGTATTTAATCAATCGTATTAAAATTAATGGAAATTACGAGGTTTATAATGAACCTAAAAAAGTAATTAAACCTAAAAAGGAAAAAAAAGACAAAAAGGAGGAAAAATAGATGGCTGATATAGCACCAAATGCAAGTTTCCATTATACTAAAATGGGAATTTTGAGTGAAGAGTTAGCAAAAGACTCCACCAAATATGCAAAAGACCTCGTTTCTATCAGACAAACTGGATTTGAAGACGGAAACGAAATTGAAACCGAAACAGACGAAGGACACACCGGTGTATCTAATTTAGATATGGGTTCATACCGTACCACCGCAGAGTCAAGCCCATCTTGGGAAGACAAATTCAGATACGGTGAAGGATTAGAAGACTACTTCTACCTCTTATTAGGTACTTATACCAAACAAGCTCACGCTACCGGTACTGATGTCTACGATTTCCACTTTGAAATGCCACCGGACGTCGATAAAGAATTACCATTAGCAACCATCTACAATGGTTTCGCTAAAACCCAAACCGACGCAAGAGTATTCAACCACGCACTCTTAAACGAATTAGAAATTAATTTTAGTGCAGACGAAGCACCTACAATTAACCCAACTTTCGTTTCAGATTATAACAACTTCAACTTATTAAACCCTACAAGGAGTTTCCCAACCAATAGTTACTTTGCAAAAGCAGTACACACCCAAGTGTACGTTGGAGCTGTTGGAGCAAGTGCAGAAGAAATGTTACAAGTGCCTATTGACTGTTTCACCGAAGCTTCTATTACTATTAACCATAACGCAGAGTCACAATCTTGTCACGCTGACGAATTTGGTAAAAACACAAAGATTATGGGAGCAAGAGAAGCCGAAGGTAGTATTACTATGCCTTGGGTAGATGGAACTAAACTCTTTGAACCTGAGTACGAAGCGTTCAATAAGTACGGACACGTAGTTAGCGAAGAAATTACCCACAAACAAGTATGGTTTAGAGCATACGGAGGTTCTATACCAAGATGGTCTAATTCCAACACCATTGCGGAAGGAGAAAAAATCATCGAAACCAATACCACCACAGTAGACGGTCAAGAAGTTACTACCTACACTATTGATACTGGTATTCCATTTGAATGTTTAATCAAATGTCCTGTTTGTGAATTAACTAATGTAGAGTCCCCAAAATCAGGTGACGAAGCCAAAGATTTAACTATGGAGTTTAAAATCTTGGAAAAACCTGAACAATCCTACTTATCCGTAGATATGACTACCTTCCTTGAAGATTTACACATTGACAACGAAGGAACTACATTAGACGCTTTAAAAGCAAGTGAAGCCCAAATTACAGGTGAATAAACCAGCTTCTCCATAAATGGAGAAGTTTATTTTTTTTATTTTTTAGGGGAGCATAGTGTAATGGCTATCATAATGGACTCCAAACCCATTGATGACGGTTCAAATCCGTCTGTTCCCACATAACACATAGGAGGAAGTTAATTATGGCAAGAGAATTTACTCAAACAAGTATAGCAATTTGTGGTGGCGAATATTACTTCAAAAGATGTCCGAATGAAGTCTTAAAATCATTCGACGAAGAAATGGAAGCAAAAATCAAAGAAATCGAACCTTTAACCGATGAGTCTGAACTCATTAACCGTGAAGGAGAAAAAATCGACCGCCAAATCGAAAGTAAAGAAAGAAGAATAAGATTACTTGAAGATAAAGGTGATGAAGAAGACATCGACACAATCCTCAAATTGCAAGATGAACTTGATAAACTCTTGGAAAAACAAGAAAAACATTTAGATAAAGTTAAACAATTCAACAAAGAAAACGAAGACTTAACAAGCAAATTAGACTCTGAATTAAACGATATAATGGCACGTAAAATGGAAGCCATTCTCGATGGAATAACCGCAAAAGAGTTCCTCGAAAAAGCCGACGCAATCGACAACCGTATCGCTGCCAATATCAGCAAATACTACGAGATGTGTATGGTCGGTGAAAGAGAGTCTAAAATCCAAAACGAAATAAGGGAAGACATTGCCAGTTTTCGTGAAAGACAAAAACAACTCTAAAACAGAAAATAACGATGAAGAAATACGATTAACTCCAATGAACACCTCAATGGCTTGGGCTATTGAACAGGGTTTATTGGAGATGTATTTTTTATTAGCACATAGAATAAAAGGGTTAGGTTGGAGTCTTGATGATTTTTGGAAAGCTGACACTTGGACTACATCTAAATTATACTGTATGGAATTAGATGTAATCGATGAGGAAAACCGAGAATTAAACAAAGACAAACCAGAAAGCCAAAACAACCCAGAAGTCGAAGACTTATACGAGGAAATGTTCAATGAAGACTAATGCTAAAATAACAATCAAAGAAGACACCATAAGTGAATACTTTGACTACATCTATAATACTCTCCACCAAACTACTGAAAAAGAGATAAAGAAAATGGCTCGATTAATGGTAGGACACGAAGGAGAGGAAGATGGGTATATTGCTCCAAGAATGTCTACTGAATTTAACCCAAACTTGTATATAAGTGGGCAAGAAGAAGAATATTGGCAAATACTCTCTAATGGGGAAATAACAACATTAGAAGCCATTTATACTGGTATGCGATTACCTCATAGTCCGGACTCCAAAGTATGGTTTGAATTTGGGGATAAAGAAATGGGAATAATCGAAAGAGATTATGCGTTCTATCAAGAAACAGGGGTAGATAAATGGGCTACTCCAAGTGGAGCAAGGCATAAATATGCTATTGAACGTGGAGTATATATGTCTGGACGAGAATTATTAGACCATTCCACAAAATACTTGGAAAGTATTATAAAACGTGGAGGAGGGGATATACCTCCAAAACTCATTTAAAAGTAAAAATAGTATTCTTTGAAGAGGTGCAAATCCTCTTTTACTTTATTTAGGTATCTGCCTCTAATGGTTAAGATACGATATTTTAGGACTTCCTCCAATAAACCATTTTGGAGGCAGTACCTATACTTATGTTCATATTTTCACCTTTCGCCGTAGGTAGGTGAAATTGAACTACTAATTTTTTTTATTCGGACAGGTAGGTGAAAATCCTACCGCTTACCTACGGATCAGGATTTTAACTAATTAAATTAAACGGGGGATTATAAAATTGCCATATACAGCTGGAAGCGTAAGTGCAAAGATTGAGTTAGACACTTCGGACTTTGATAATAAGGTTAAACAATTGCAGAGTAAAGTGGACTCTTTGAAAGCACAGTTACAGAATAATGGATTAATGGACGTTAATAAACAGTTAAAAGAAGTTCAAGAACAGTTAAAACAGTCCACTACTAAAATAGAAGATTTAGAAACCAAGTGTAAAGATTATAAGAAACAATTAAATAATCTCCGTGATGAAAACAAATCTTTAACAAAAGAAATTAAAAACGCTAATAATGAATTAAAGAAAAGCCAAACTACCCTTGATAATGTTAAAAAAAGTGTAGATAATACTGTTAAATCTCATAAATCCAATGCAGACGCAATAAAAACAGAAACCAAAGCAGTACAAGACAATATAAAAATAATCAACCAAGAAACCAAAGCCAACGAAAAACTCGCTGCCTCAAAGAAAAAAACACAAAAATTAGATTTAAGCGGAAAAACCAAATATTCCTACGAAGAATTATGGGATAATTTCGACCAATTACCTAAAAAATACCAAACCGCTCTTGAAGGGATTGATAGGACTCTATATAGGGATATAAAAAGGTTAAGCTATGGATTAACAGATGAAATAGGAGAGGGGTTAAAAGCGTGGGGTAAACAGATACCTATTCTTGATGAAAGTCCTCTCAGAAAGTTGGTAATGCCGGGAGATATAGACAAGGAGCTTAAAAAGAACATTCATAACCTTGAAAAATTGGAGAAAATGTTCGGGTCACGTAAAAGTGCATTAGATTTCAATGGGGGAGCCGCAAATTTCCAAAGAATTGAAAAATGGGATTTACATAATACTTTGAAAGAATTGGAGCAGATGGAGATTGTTCCACGTAAAGCCGCAGGGGAAGTTTCAAAGTTAAATAGTGAATTGTCAAAAGTGGGTAAAGATAAAGGTTTGGACGCAGAGGTTAAGTCTACTGAAAAACTGAATGAGTCTTTGAAAAAAACCGAAGCCCAAGCAAAGAAAACTTCTGCTCAATATCGTAAGGTGGGAACAGATTTAAACAAAAGTTTCACAAAAGAGTTGTATAAAACAATTGCTCCAATGAGTGGAAGGTCAGTAGAATTAAAACCGGTTTATGAACAATTAAAAAGTCAATTTAAACCATTAGTTAAAAGTAGAGGAGAATTTGATAAGTTATGGTCAGATGCACTTATGAGAATGGGGGCTTCATTGTACCCTTCACGTGACCCTGAAAAATTTGTTAAAATTGCTGGACGAAATTTCGGATATATTGATAAATCTGCTTTAAAGTCTGTTGAAGAAGTTAAGAAGAGTTTTCAAGAGGTTTCCAAAGAAGAAAGTAAAGCAACCGTAGAAGCTACAAAACTCAATAATGAAGTTAAAAAAGTGGGGAAAGGTAATGAAGTTAAAACCGTATCACAAGAAGTAAAAGAATTAACCTCCTCTGAAAAGAATGCAGAAAAGGAAACTGCTAAATTATCTAATCAACTTAAAAAACTCCGAATGAGTAATGTAGGAGTTAATAATCGTGGAACTTTAAGTGACCGTGTAAGTAACTTCAAAGAAATCCAACAAAGAGTAAACTCCATAAAACAATTATCTAATGAAGAAGAAAAAGCAGGTAAAGCAGCAGCTAAATTAGACAAGGAAGTTTCTGAACTTGGAGATAAGAATAATATCCCTCGTCTTGTTGAGCCTATTATTGAATTAACCGAAGAAGAAGAAAAAGCCGTAAAAGAAACCGCTAAACTTGATAAAGAAGTGGAAAACATAGGAGATAAAAATAATATTCCTAAACTTGTTGAACCTTTGGAAGAATTAACTAACGAAGAAAAAAAAGCCACAACCGAAGCTAAAAAGTTAAATAACGAGTTAAACAAAGGTACACAAGGAAGACACTTCACAGAAACTGGAAAACAGTTAAAAGCAATACGAGAAGCCCAACGAGCCGAAGGGTATGTCCTTGACGCTATGATGGTTAAACGTAACATTAAAGGTACAAAAGCAGCGGACGCTCTTAACCCATTTGGAATGCCAAATGCAGAAGTTATAAATTTTTATAGGCAATGGGGCAATGTTATAGAAGAAATTGCTAATAAACAAATTAAAACACAGAATATTCAGAATTATTTAAAAGTATGGGCGGAGGCAGAGATTACTGTTAAAAGAACCGCTTCCGAGATTGATAAAGCAATTGCTAAATTCTCTGATACTGGAAGAAGTGTTTCTGCTACCCAAGAGTTTGTATGGGCGTTAAGAGGGATTTCTAATACCATTAAAGAGGTTAATACTGAATTTAATCGTTTTGAGTCAGAAACTAATGAGATTATTAGTAGAATGACAAGAACTGCTGAAATCAACGAAAACTGGACTAAAATTAATAATACATTCCAAAAAACACAAGAACGCCTTAATTATGTAACACAAGGATATAATAAACTAACAGACTCAATGGTTAGAACTACACAAGTTTTAAATACATTTAACTTTAAATTACTTGAAGGAATAGACCGTGAAAGTATATTCTATCAACGTACTACTCATTTAGCGTCTGCAATGTGGAAATTAAATAGTGGTGTTGGAACAAGAGGATCAGCCACCGAATACCAAGGAAGACAAACCGTTGGAGGATACAGTAATTATCTTTCCCAAATAACAAAAGTTCAAGAGGCATTAGAGAAATTAAATAATGCTTCAACTGAAAAGTTTAAAGAGCAAATGGTAGCATTAGCCGAAGCTTTGAAAAAGACTGGGGCGGAGATGAATGCTTTTTCTAATAAAGCACATATGGTAATGTCTTCTATGGACTCTATGGGTATGTCTAATGAACTTGCAGGTAAATTATCCCGTATTAGTAGGGAGTTGAGTCATTTTTCAAGTATAAGTAGTAAGAATAAATCTGCTCTTGCTAAATTAAGCCAACAAACAACAATTTACCGTGATAAATTAAATGTATTGGAAACTGCATTTAAAAAAGGCGAAATCACAGCTCAAACTTATGAAAGTGAACTTACTAAATTAGCAAATAAGTTAAAATTACTTGGAAGTTCTTCTCAACAAGCAATTAGAGAATTATCTCTTGGAAATAGTGAATTAACTAAAACAGGAGTTAATGCACGTAATACTGGAAGAGGTTTAACTTCTTTCAACAATGGCGTGACTCAAACTGCCCATAGTGGTAGAATACTTTCCAATACTCTTTATCAAATTAGGGGGGCATTATTATCTCTTAAAATGATTTTCACAGCAATGGGGGGTATGGCTCTTTGGGGGTTCGCTTCTCAAATTGCAGAAGGCATAAAAACCACCGTAACTGCTAAAAACGAAATGGAAGCTCAACTAAAACAAAATGATAAGGTTGGAGAAGGGGGAATAAAGTATTTCCGTAAGGAACTTGATAAACTCACAAAAACCTATAAAAAAGTTAATAAGTACAGTATAGGAGAAACTGTATCAAGCATTGGTTTGGAATTTGATTTAACTGCTAAACAGATGAAAGATGCTCTACCGATTGTTACTATGATACAATCTGAATATGTCCGTGCAGGGCGTAAATCAGAAGAAGCAGCACTTGCAGTTAAAGATATTCTTCAAGGAGAGTTCCAAAGATTATCCAGAGAAACTGGTGTAGGTAAAGAAGAATTAGTCGCATATGGTTGGGACGAAGATAAAACCAACATCGATGGTTTACTCAAAGCATTGAAAAAAGCAGCCCTTGATAGGCATTGGGACGTTTTTGCTAAAAAAGCAACTTCCTTAAATGATGTATTGACTATTACTCAATCAAGGTTTGAGGAAACTGGTGCTGATTTACTTGACTCTGCCTCTCCAATGATTGTAGAAGCATTTAATATGATTATTGGAGCAATTGATAGTGTTTCTACTTCATTTAATAGTTTAAATTCATTTTGGAGAAGTTTCCTTTGGATTGGTGGAGGAGGAGCATTATTCGGAGGAATACTCACCGCTTTACCAATGGTAACCAAAGGAATGGGTCTTGCAGATATTGCAACTATCGGTTGGAGCAAATCAATTGCTACTGCTGCTTTGAACTTGAATAAAGCCGAAGTAGCACAGTATGGTTTCCGTAGAGCATTAGCCGCAGTTATCAGCGGAACAAAAGCAAGTGAAGTAGCAAACACCCGTTGGACTAAATCCATAATGGGAAGATTATTAGGAGTTAATCAAACAGTTCTTGCCGAAAAAGGATATGGAAAAGCATTGTTACATAATAAAGCTTTATTAAAAGAGGGTATTGATATTGAGCGTATATCTTTCTTGGAACGGGATAAAAATGGTAAATTAACTGGAAAGTTAAGTAAATTAGAATTAACTCGCTCTCAAAGATTAGCATATCTAACAAATAATATTAAATTAAGTGAAGCTGCTGAATTAAGTAGAGGAAAAGCCATTCTTAAAACTGCTACTTCTTGGAAAGTGCTTGGTTTGGCAATCCGTGGAGTAATGGCTATTGGTATAGTTGCTTGGTTATCTTCAATGGCAGTTCAAGCAGACCTTGTCAAAAAACGAGTTGAAGCGTTCAACGAAATTGTTGAAACCGGATCAGACAAACTCAAAGAGGCAAAAGAAGAGTCTGCAAGTTATCAGAAAATAATGGATAAGTATGCTAATGCTACTTCAAAAGAAGATAAAAATAAATATGCACAAGCAAAAGCTAACAAAGCCATTGTAGATGGTAATGTAAAAGAATTAGAAACTGCGAATAAGTTAGCGAAAAGTTATAAAGCCCAAAATGATGAAAGGGAAAAATCCATTAAGTTGGCTCAATCAAGTTTCCGTAAACAAAATTTAATGGCAGCAGGACACTCTGAAACCGAAGCGACTGAAAAACAAGCATTTTGGGTTGATAAAATCAATCAAGCCCAATATGAGATTACTAATTCATATAACAAACAGTACGATTGGTTAGAAGCTTCAAGTAAACATATTAGCGAAAACTTGGAGCATATGAATGAAACTAATCGTACTCAAAAGGATATGGATAAGTACATAATGGAGTATTCTACTGTTGCAGAGGAAGCCGGAGAGCATTTAAAACAGTTCTATCAAGGAGATTTAATGGCAGGGGCTTACTTTGCTATTGATAACCTTAAATTACTTTGGATTGACATTTGGAATAATGACGCATTCCTTAACTTTTGGAAAGCTGTTCAAAAGACTTGGGACGATTTAAAACCTACTGCTTATGCAATTAAAGACGCTCTTGTAGGCATTGGAGAAGCGTTATTGAACTTCTTTGGTACTGAAAGCGGTCGATGGGTCTTTGCAATTGGTGCATTAGGAACTGGTTTGGGACTTATTGGTTTAAAGATTGGTAAATGGGTTTCAGGTTCTGACTCTGTCTTTGAGGTCTTGAAGAAAGTTGGTGGTAAACTTAAAGATGTTGCAAAAGGTTGGAAAGATGTTAAAGACAATGCCGAAGACGCTATTGAAAAAACAGGAGGCAGTACATCAACTTCTACTGGTGGGATAAATGGTGATGTGGATAAAACCAAAGCAAAAACACCATTTAAAGAAACTTTGAAATCTGACGCTCAAAATTATGCAAGAGCCGCCATAGGTATTGTAGCAGGTATGCTTTTAATCACAGAAGCGATTATATTGCTTAAAGCACCTATGTGGGGGTTAGCCGAAGTTGGTAAACAATTTAAAGCACAAGAACCTGAAATCCAAGCAGGAATTGAAGGTTTGAAAATGATTTCCCCTGTTTTAGCGGTGTTACTCCCTGCTGTTGTAGGGTTATCTTTGATTATGGATAAATATGCTCCATCTTATACTCAAATTGTTACAGGAACTCTTAAAGCAGCGATTGGTATTGTAGCAGGTATGTTGCTTGTAGCAGAAACTATTGTAATGATTATTCCAAGTATTTGGGCGATTGGAGCATTAGGCGACCAGTATAGTGGTATTCAAGCACAAGTGCAAAAAGGAACACAAGCTATGAAGATTGTGTCTGACTCTTTAATGTATCTTGCACCATTTATCCCTGCTTTGGCTTTGGCGATTGCTACTGTTGCGATTGCATTTGCTAATCCAATTCTTGGAGCGATTATGGGAACTGCAATTACATTAGGCATTCCTATCGGTATGTTATGGGTTGCCGAAACTATTTGGAGTCTTGAATATCCATTGCAACAAATAGGAGCATTGGGGGATAAGTTTACTGATTTAAGTAATGTTCAACAAGGTGCAGAGGCTATTAAATTAACTGCCGAAGCGTTAGGTTATGTTGAACAAGCTATGAGTGCTTTTGCTTTGATTGCTTGGGATAGTCTTGCTACTGCTGTTGCTAATTTAATTGGAGTTAAGATTGGTGCGGATTTAACTCAATTAACTGGTGAAGGAGGTTTCTTCTCTCAATTAGAAACTTTCATAACTGATTTTAATAAATTAGAAATTACCCAAATTGACTCTGCGAAAGTTACTACTTTGTCAGAGTCTGCTACTGGTATAGATAGTGTTAAAACTGCATTAGTAACTGTAAAAGAAGCCTTAAAAGATTTACCAAACTTTGAAACAGATACTCGTTCACCAAACGAAAAATACCAAGACGCAGTAAGTGGAGCAGCCACAGCAGACACTAATGGTGTAACTAACTACTTTGAACAATTAAAACAACCAATAGACCAGTTAAACGAGTTTGTTAAAAACTTCAATGAAAACATTACTGTTGAACCGATTAATCCTGATAAAGTCGCTGCCCTTCAAAATAGTGCTAATGGTATTAGTGCTATTCAAACCGCTATTGACGCTGTTAAAAATGCTATGGGAAGTGCTGTGGACGCTTCTTGGCAAGGAAATATGGCAAGTGGGGGTATTCTTGGAGCAGCAGTTGGTTACTTAATTGGAGATGGAAACCCACAAGCAAGTGGTCTTAAAAGCGGATTAGATGAGTTATATATGTCTGTTAAAGACATAATGAACTTCAATACTAAAATTAATGGTTTAACTGCTACTGGAAGTGGGGATACAAGTGGAGTGACTAATGCAAGTAATGTTGTGTCTGCATTGCAAACCCAAATCAATAATACCAAAACTACCCTGACAGGAGCAATCCCTACTGTTAAGGCAACTGCAAAGAATATGGGTACTGCTATCGTAAGTGGAGTCAAAGAAGGATTAACCTCCTTAAATAGCGACGTTTCTTCTGCTCTTACAGGGTTATCTGACACAATGAGTAGTAAAGGAAAAGGACTCGGAGAAAAATTATCCAATGGTTTTAAGGACAATGCTAAAATCAAAAGCACCGTTGAAACCGAAGTAGGATATGCTTTACAATATCTTGATGAGCGTAAACAAGATTTCTATGACAGAGGGGCTGCTTTGGGTACTTCCTTGTCTAATGGTTTCAAAGATAACAATGGATTGGATCAGCACAGTCCAGGTAAAATGGCAAGGGCGGTATCTGATGAGATGGGTTACATCGGTCAAGCTTTGACTAACACAGGGGGTTTGAACTTACCTCAAATGGCTTCACAGTTAGCTCAATCATTAACTACTAACTTCAACCCTACATTTGGTTTAGGCAATATTCAACTTCCTAACCTCGACCAATTCAAACAGTCAATTTCTACTATTCTACCTACTGTAACTGGTATGAAATCACAAGTTGTTACAAACTTTAATGCTATGAAGACAGGTATACAATCAAGTTTCACCAACATTGTAGCGAAAACACGTTCAAGCTTGTCAAATATGAAAGCAGCCACAATTGGTAATATTGGAAACATTAAAACATCTTGGAGAGGAATGCAAGACGCATTAATTGCAAGTGCCGACCATATCAAGACTCAAACAGGTCAGAAGATTAATAAATTGAAATCTAATCTTGGAGAGTTTTGGAATAAGATTAAACACCCAGACCAGTTGATTGGTAGTCAAGGAGGGCATACTGGGTCTATTAGACGCAGGTTTACAGGTGGACGTGCGAATGGGCATTACGCAGGAGGTACAATCAGTAGAAGTCAATCACTCTTCAAAGGAAGACGTAGTAGCGGACAACCTTCTGATAATAGTATGTTAGAATACTTAAAATGTATGATGGAAACAGGTAAACCTTGCTATGCAGGTGGTTGGAACTTTAACTGGACTAATAAGATTAGTAAGAAGTTTAAAGGTTGGAATACTCATTTCGGAGCATATCACCTTGACGATTTCCTAAATGTAGGTAAGTTTGAAAATAGTAATTTCCCTGTTAAAGGTAGAGCTGATGTTGCGAAACAGTATATTTTCGATGTTATTCGTGCTACTGATTATGATAAATACTTTGATAGTAATTTCGGTGATGACCCTGTTGCTGCTTTGAGAGCGGGAGCATTTAATTGTTGGGACGGTACTAATATTGTCCTTGCAATTGCAAGAGCATTTGGATTTGAAGGTTCACGTGGACACGGTACTTGGAACGGTATAGGTCACGTATGGGCTAATATTCCGGGTCTTGGTATTATTGACCCTACTGCTATACAGAACAGAGGTAGTTTCACAAGTAGTGCTGTTAAAGGTTATAACGCAGGTAGTATGCCTCGTAGATACGCAACAAAAGGCGATGTACCTACAAACGGTGGAGATACTTACAATACTAATATTGAAATTAATGTTCACGGAAACGATGTTGAAGTGAATAATAAAAGGATTGACGAAAGAAGTGGAAAACAAATTCTTGATATTTTGGGTATTAATCCAGCTACTGGTAATTAATCCCCTTTTTATCTTTTTTTTATGGTGATTAAATATGGCAGATAGTATTTTGTTTAGTTTTACGAAGATAGACGATTTTATGGAAACTTTAATCGATACTGATGACTTGAAAACATCAATGTTCGATGGAACTACAAAGAATTTCCGTGTTGTACTTGTAGAAGCTTGTCCAGCCAATATCGAGGAATGTCTTGATGAGAATGGTTGTTTGAATGATGAGGTTACTTTAATTAATACTGATAGTGAAGATGGTTTATGTGCTTTGTTATGGCAGAAATCTGTTAATGCTAATCGTACTATTAGTATTGCAAGTAATAGTATTAGTTATGACTTGAACGATGAAACTCACTTACTTAAAGGAGCGTTTTTGATTGTAGCGACTGGTAATGCGAGTGGAACTGTTTTAGCGTATTCTATTAACAATGCTCCTATGACTATCCAAAAGGAGGTTATTATGCCTATTGATGGTATGATATGGTCTATTTACAGTCAAGCGTACGAAGGACAAATTTAAACAAATGGAGGTAAGAGTATAATGACTAAAACTAAAAAAATATACTCTAAAACCACAAACGAACAACCGAACCCAAACGTAACAACCCCCTACAACAAATGGATTAATATCCAAAACGCAAATGGGAATACAGAAACTGTTGCAACTGGAAAATATACACGGAAAATAAAATACACCTCAAAAGGAAGCGACTCTTCGGCTTTTAAAAATGCAAAAGCAGGAACTTCCTATATGGTAAATCCTCAAACTATTGCAATAGCAGATTTTCGGATCAGCACAGAAGACATTCCCAAAAATGCGTATATTAATAAAGTTACAATTTACGTAGGTTTGTCTTGTGAGAAAGGATTGAAGGTGAAAGCTCCTGTCGGTTCTTTTATGATTTATAATGGTAAAGGTAAGGTTACTCAACATTCCAAAGATGGTAAAACCGGTTGGTATAATAATACTTACCGTGTATATCCATCAACAAAATTAACAACTTCAAATCAGGATATTGCTTATACCATTAGTGGAGAAGAATGGAATAAAATGGCGTATCCAACAGGGCAGTTACATAAACCTGCGTTTGGTATTGATTTGAAGTTTCAAGACATTGACTCTATGACTGATAACTCTGCGAATGTTTATTTGAAACACGCTTATGTTATTGTTGATTATGAAATTCCTAATTATGTTTTAACTTATGGTAGGGCTACAAGTAAGGATAATCCTCATTCTTGTAGTGTTAATGATACTGTTTGTGTTGATGTTACTTTAAGGAATACTACGAAAGCGAATGGGGGTAATCAGACTGTTAAGATTAGTTTGCCTCCTGATACTACGTTGGTATCGAATACTAAACCAATGACTAATCTTGGTAATGGTGAGTATTCTTGGGTTTGTAGTGGTGCAGGTTTAGCGTCTACAACTAATCGTTTGTGTTTGCGTTTGTCTGCGTTTGGTTTGAAAACGTTACATTCAAAGCTTGGTAATGCGGATTATCCTTATTATATTGACCCTCGTCCATCAGAGGACATTACTATTCAACACGGTACAATACAAGCGAATAAGGAGTCTTGTTGGTATTTCAGTATACGTACTTCAACTTCTGCAAATACTGTTACTTATTATGTTGATGTGGACGGTCAAGACCGTGTAGATTACTCAAAAGTGTCTTCTGCGGTTATTGAGCAGTATGGTTTGGATTTATCAACTGATAATACTAATGTGTTAGTTAATTGGGAGCTTGACCCTTCAAGTGCTGCCGAAGGTATTAGTATTGTGGATTATACTAATAATAGTGTTACTTTTGATTTAATTAATGATGGCGGTGAGCATATTGATAATGCAGTTATCAAATGGAGAGGTTGTTTTATTCCTTTAATTGATGGTGATAACACTTTGATTGTTACAAGGCAAGATGGAAGTGTTACACATAGGTATACTGACCCTTATACTGCTTTGGATAGTGAAAATACCGAGATTGCTTTTCAGATTGACCCTATTATTTGGTTCGACCATCGTGTATTGGTTGAAGTGGACGCTTTGGGGCATATTTTGCCTATTGCGGTTAATCCGTATGATAGTGTGATGATTGAAGGGGATTGTACTCTTAAAGCTCATAAATGGGACGAAGTTGCTTATATTGGGTGTGTTCCAGTACATACAAGTCATTATGAACCTAAATCTGATTACAGTAACGATTTATTACGTGAAAGTTATAAAAACAAAACCTATATGGGTAAAAAAGGTGAAATTGATGAGGACATTAGTCTTCAAATCAAACTGCCTCCACGTGATTGGACTACTTTGCAAGGTTTAACCAAAGTGGATAAGCCTGTGCCTGTTAATCTTGTTCCGAAAGCGTTTGAAGGGGACGTATTGAACCATAGGGGTTGGGTTGAACTTTATGGAGTTAAAGGAGTAAGTAAAACTAATCCTTTATACTATGATGGGGAATTAGAGGTCAGTTACTTGACTCATAATATCAATACAAGATTTAGTATTGAGAAATCAAAAGACTCTACTCCTGCGGAAATGCCTCAAATGACTATTAACGTTCTTGAAAGTGGAGAAGAATTTGCCACATACACTTATCTTGACGAAGACGGAGAACCAGTCACCAGTAGCGGTTATTTTGATGTAGATACCGATGGAGTTTACATTTATGACAAATACGCTGATGTTGAAGAGGACGAAGAACCGGAAGAAATCGATGAGAACCTTCGTACAATTATCACAATGGATAATAAGCAACATATCCGTATTAAATCTAATGAAACTTTACCTGAACAAGCAGATATTCATTTAACTTGGAACAGTTCAAAGATTGAAGAAAATAAAGAAAATAATATCGAAAGAATAATCTACATCACCGATGATAAGGGAACTCCATTATTTAAATATCAATATTACAATTATGAGTTTGATACTGATACAGAGTATTTCACTTGTATGGTTAAAGCAAGTCGCTTGTTGGAAGATGGGTCTTGGGAAGAAGTTATTGATAAAGAACTGTTATTATCTGTTGATGTTGAAAGTTTACAGTTAAAAACAGTCTTTAATGAAGAAACTGGTAAATATGAGGTTGTACAAGAAGACGAAGAAGATTTATATGTTGATGATGACGATGATACTGATGATGGGGAAATCTTCGCATTCAACGATTACGTGTATGGGTCATCAGTACGTTTCTATATCAACAAAAACAACTTAACAGTTACTGATGAGGGTTATAACGGTAAATCCATAACTTTCAGTACAGAATTACTTCCTAAAAACTATTATTATGACTTACAATTCCAAAACTTAAACACCGATGGAGATACTGCTGACGTTTTACACTTCTTTAACTTTGAAGTGGCAGAGTCAATGATTACAAGTGATTATGCGAACGATTATGCAGGAATGTACATCTCATCATTCCCTATTCCTGATAAAAAGGTTTTATTTACACGTCAATGTAATGAAGGAACTATCTATTATTTCAAAGATGATGGCAGTAATAACTTCACATATATACAAGAACCGTTCTATATGTATTTCTGTGGCGTAGATATTGAAAATCAAGTTGGAAGTTCATTATTTAGTCTTGATAATAGTTATTCTACTTTCTATTTAGATAATGGATTGGTTAGACTTGGTTTTAATCGTTTAAATGGTGAATTGTACTTGTCTAAATATGATGTGCAATCTAACAGTTATATTAATGTTGCAGAATTACAAGGTATTCATACTGATTTCAGTATTGGAGCATTTTCTGATGATAAAATAGAGATTGTAGCAGATACAACTGTTTATACAATGTATAGAGGACACCCTTACGTGTTAATCAAACACCCAAATGAAGATTTGAAATTCCATACTAAATGGACACAAATTTGGGCTGAAAGCGTGAATGGTGAAGCCGAAGACATTCCAATCTTTTGGGATTTGCTTAACCATCAAAATATGCTGCCTGATTGTGTGGGTAGTAGAGATATTAATAGTAATTGTCTTGTCATTGATGATACAGGTAATCCTGATGTTACTATCAACCCGACATTATCATTGACTCCCCCAAGTGCTAAAATATACAATAACCAAGTAAGTATTTGGACACTTGATGGGTCAAATGATATAATAAACGATGGAGTAATCATTCTAATCGATGGAGAAGTATCCGAAGTCATTTCTGTATTAAACAATACACCTCAAACAGATGAAAATGGCAAATATATTATGACGGATTTGGTAACAACACCAAAATTCGGAATAATATTCCCAGACAACAAAGAACACACAGTCAGAGCAGTCTACACAGGAAACGGAAACAAAGGAATAGCATACACCGACAAAATAACCGTCATACCAGAACAATACAAAGACAATTCCTCTTCTACTGATCCGCAAGGAGCATATAAATTGGAAATCCTAAATCTCCCAACAAAATCCACATATATGGAAATGCCAAATTGGAGTTGGAGATTAACCAAAGGAGGACAACCCGTACAAGGGAAACTCATTCAAAGAGATTTACCTCACGGAGGAGTTTGGACTGCTACAACCGATAAAGATGGTAAAATCTACTTGAAAGACTTGAATTTAAACAATGAGGTGCGATTAGACCAGTTTAGACGTTGGACTGTTGGAAAACATACCGTTAGAGCAAGATTTCATCAATACGATGACCCTACTTTGCCTATGCTCACTTCCGTGTCACGTGACATAACTATATCCAAAGGCACACCTAAAATGACTTTCACCGGAGCAGGAAAGAAAGGAGCAAAAGCAAAATTTAAATTGCAAGACCCACAGGGTTATCCATTAGCAAAGAAGAAAGTTGTTATCAGTCACGGGGGAAAACGTTACACAAAAACAACAAATGATAACGGAAATGCTTATCTCTTGATTAACAAAGCAGGATATAAGACATACAAAGTAACCTATGCCGGAGATAAGAATTTGAAAAAGAAAACTTGGACTTTCCACGAAACAGTAGCGAAGAAGTGATAATATGGCAAGAATAAAAACTTACTACGATTATGAAATAAAAAAAGAAGCTTTTGAGGTTTTAGGTGATGTTGGTTATACGAAATCAACTGACATTACTTTAACTCCTGTTTCTTTTTCTAATAGTAGGATTGAGTATGGGGTTCAAACTTTCACCGTTGATGTGGTAGGGGAAAAAGGAACAAGTAACATTATTGTTTACGATAATGACGAACCTATACCTATTTTCGTTGGAGGATTACAAACAGATATGATTGATTGGAGCGAAGAAGACCCTGAACTTACGTTTAATGTTCATTTGAATTATGATGTTGAGCATAATCTCCGTGCAAGGTTTAAAGGCAATGACCGTTGTCTTGGAAGTAAATCAAGACTTATAACTATTACTGAACCAACTCCTGACGCTTATTCTTCCACTATTAGAAGATATAATGACTCAACCGTTAATTATACTCCAAATTCAGCTTTCTCATTACCTATTGAATTTGTAAGTGGACAATCTTTTGTTAAGGCAGAAGTTAAATCTGTTGAATGGTTTATTGATGATGTAAGCCAAGGTACAACTAATATTACTCTCCCAGCTAATACCGATAGAGGGAATACAACTCTTGAAGTTAATGGATTAACTGATGGCAGTCATACCATTAGAATTAATTTTGAAGGTGACGAACACAGCGGAGCAAGTGAATTAACTTTCAATATAAGTGTAGGATACCTTATACAAATATTATCTTATTCTCCTTATTCTGTTAATTTTGAAAATGTGAATATCCGTGCAAGATTGGAGAATTATCTTGGACAAGGTATAGCAAACCAAACAATATGGGACGTTACTACTGATAGCAATGGAGAAGTAAATATATCTCGTCCATACCCTCACGAACCTGCATCTGTTGTTTCTGAAAGGAGATGGACATTTAGATTACCTACAACTATTGATGATGTGACTTATTATTCAGATTATATTACTATTGTATTATACCCTGATGTTACTGTTTCATTAACCGCTGATACTTTGATTACTTCTCAAAACTATCAATCAACTATTACTGCAACTGTACAAGGAGCAGAAACTCCAATCCCTGTGAATTTCACAGGAGCGATAAGTGGAACATATACTACAAGTGAAGATGGTTTAATAGTCAAACAATATAACGGATCAGGGGCAGGTGATGTGAATGTTTCCGCAGCAATTACAGGTAGTTCAAGCAGTTTGACTATTGAAGATGTTTTGCAGTATTGGAGAGCAAGTGGTGTTTCTTATAATCAAGAGTATACTAATGTTAATGGTTCGTTGCAGAGTTTGAGTACAGGTTATAAATTAACGAATGGGTCTTCTATTAGTGTTGCTTTGGATTTGAGTATTGATTTTGAAGTGTCTTTAAGTGTTGTTCAAGCCCAATCTGTATTTAATGAGAAAAAAACAAAGGGTCAAGGTTATTATTGGGAAAATGTTACTTATCAGAATGCTTTACTTTCTATCTTTATGGGAGATGGGTTTTCTGTAAAAGCGAATGATGTGGTAAGGTTTAGACATCAGAATGGTACATATTACATCTATCGTAATAGTGTATTAATTACATCTTTTTCAGGGGATATAAGTGGGGTAACTTCTTTCTTGATGGCTGAACCTGCTCAAAACTCCGCAGTGGACAAAAAGTTCGTTTCCAGTTTTGTAACATTTAATTATTTGAAAATCAAGAGGTTGTAAACTATGCAAGATGAGATACATATTTTATTCCCAAAACAAAATCACGAGATGGAAGCAGGGACAATAACATTCTCTGTGAACTATTTAAAATGTAGAACAGTCGCTGTAATGTATTATATTCTCCATTGCTTTGATTACGAGGGGAACGAAATCAATAACCCTTTCTATACTGGAAGTAGGTGGGCTATTGATGAAACTTGGAGTAGTTATCACGATAGTTTCGAGTTATCCGAAGCCGATTTAGAAGAGATTTATCAAATACAGTTAGAATTAGTCTTGATTAATGTTGATGATGATAATCCGTGTTATTTCACCGAGATGATGTTCCAAAATGGAGAATTTGAGGATTACCATTATGTTAATGATGATTTAGTAGAAGCGGACATTGGTTTTGTTAATAATAGTTATGTGAATGTTTATACTGCTAATGGTAATTATTTGCAGATTATTAGACCGAAACGTAAGCCATTCACTTCTAATGTATTGTCTGCAACTGATTTAACTGTTTTAGCACCTCACATTGAGGGCGAACCTTTAACCGATAAACCAGAGAACTTATTTGTCGAATTTATTTATCAAACAGAACAAACAACAAATATTAAACCAATATAGGTGATTTTTGTGGTATCAGAACATATATATCGTGATTGGACAGGACACAAAGAAGAAGTGTTTCGACCTCTACACGAATATTGCGGAGTAGAAATATTTAGTTATGAGCATAAGCTCACTAAAACTTATCATAACGGTAATTATGACTTTAAAGGGGAGAACCATTCAAAAGTAAGTCATAGACACTTAACTTGTTTTGAGTCAAAAGATAAACAAAGTCATTTCACTATGGAGATGGATTATAATTGTCTTGAAAGTGGGGATTATCGTATAGACATTCTCTATGAGAATAAAAACAGTAGTGATTACGTGGGAGCATACACTCTCACTCATACTACTTCAAAAGTAACTTATAAGAACTCTGCAACAATTAGTAAATCATTAAAAGATTTAACTGCTTACAATAAAAAATTAAAAGAAGTTCAAGAAGCGTCAGACTTAACTTATAAAAAGAAACTTAAAAAAGCAAAAGAGGTTTATAACAAATCTAAAAAAACAAAAGCCGATAAAAAAGCGTATGATGACGCTGTTAAGAAAGCAAAAAGATTAAGTAAAGCAGAAGTTCAAAAAGTCAAAGATTTAATAACCAAATTAAAAAATAAGATTGTTAAAACTCCACGTTTAGCAGGGGACAGGTTAAACTTTGATGGTGAACCAAATATCCTAAAACGTACAACACTATACGTGAATATGGGTGAAAAGGGTAATCATAAACTTGCTATTGATGTTCCTGTTAATTGTTATTTCGTCGGCGTGATTATACGTAAAATAAAACTATTCACAGGTGATAATGTTGATAGTGCAGGGACAAACTTGTCACTTACTGAATGCTCTGTGACCCATTCTGATATGGTTAAACCAAGTGAAGCTTCTTTCACCGTTTCATATAGCCAAACTTTCGACAATCCATTGTCCCGTAGCGGTTTTTATATGGATTATATGGACGAAGTCAATGTTTATTACCGTGTCAATGATAAACTTAATGGTGAAGTTGTTAGGCGTTTTGGAGGTTATATTTCTACTGTTAAACTTGATGATGACCGTACAACTTTGCAATTTAGTTGTGCTGACCGTTTACAAGATGGCGAGAATAAATACATCTTGGATAGTCTTTTAATCTTAAAAGGAACTGTTGCCGATACAGAATGGGAATACTACAATCCAATCAACTTCCAAAACTACGGACAAGCATTAAAATACATTTGCGATGTATTTGAAGTAACATTAGACAGTAACATTAGTAAAAACTATCTTGTAGCAGGGGAAAAGTATTCTACTGCAAAAGCAATTAAATTCGGTAAAAACAAAGACATTAAAAAAATCAAAACTACAAATTGTACAAGCAAAGTTAATAAAAACAGTATAATGCTACGTAACAATGCAAGTGGAAAGAAAAAACAAGTCTTTGAACTATACAATGCAGAAAAACACGTTAAAAAACCAATAGACATTACAAATCACTTAACATTCCATATGACCTATGGTTTAGGTGCGACCAAATCAGAAAAGAAAAACACTACCATTGAACAAGTAGATAATTCTGAAAACGCTGCGGGAAGTCAGAAGTTTGGTAAATGTGGAAGAAGCCAAGACGGTAAGTATTTGATGGCTATTGGTCAAAGAAGTGTTGGGAAAGGTAAAAACACTTATCCTTACCATCAGATTTATCGTACAGTCTTTGAGAACAAGTGTCCTCATTGTGGAGGTAAGCTCGTTTGGGATAGTGGACGTAAAGACACAGATTGTGTTCATTGCGGACATTACAAGCATAGTAAACGTGAATGGGGTAACATAAGTGAAACAGAGATTACTTGTAGTAACTGTTGTGCCGATTTCTGTTCTGTTACAGGTTGGGATAAGGACGGACATTACAGTAAACGTTTAAAATATGTTAAAAGACCTGTTAAATCAAGTAAAGCCGAACAGAATAAACTCCATAATGGCGAAATGTCAGGAGTAGCAAAATCCGGAGTAAAAGTAAGTAGTGATGACGTATTAAAATCAGTTGCAAAGATTGCTAAAAAATACAAATACGAAAGAGGAACAAGTGCTACTTACTCTTCAATGAAGAAATCAGGTAAAGGGGATTGTCACGCTTTTTCTGATTTGATTTTCACAGAATTAAAGAAATATAAAGTTGCTTGTAGAATTTATGAGTTTTCAACAAGTCAAAGCAGTACACATCAAGAAGTATACTATAAAAACGCTCAAAATGGGTGGAGTAGGTTTCCTTATGCTAAATATAACTTAAATCATATGTTATACACCACCAAAGGAGCGAACTTGAAAGATAGACCTTACAAAGAGTATAAAGGAGGAAATATCGCAAATGTAACAACAAAAGGAAGTAACACATCAACAAATACCACCACTACAACATCTACTTATGGATACGATAAAGACGCTCCTCTTCAAGGTTACATTCAAATCATTTATTCCACTACTCAATCCTTTAAAGCAAAAACCAAGACTGTTAATTTGAACTTTACACAAAAAGCAGGAACTAACAATGATGTAAGTGGATTGTCTGCGGTTTGGGTGAACAATGCAACACGCCAAACAAGTGTAGACTTGAAAAACTGGTTTGCAGATAACGAACCTAATCAGCGTATATACCTGCAAGGTATTAAAATCATAGCTCCGAAAATAAAGACAAAAACCGAAGAAGATAAAACTACTTGGTATACAAGTGATAAGTCTACAAAGGATAATAGTAGTTGTAAAATGAATTTATATCAGATTATTTTTGATGATAGACAACCGTTAAACCCTACTGATTTGCAAAGCTGTGGTAAGACTGTTATTGATATGCTGGGTACTGTTGTGGAGCAGTCAAAGTATTTGGTTAGTATGACTTATGAGCAACATAGGTGCGATGACCGTATCCATTTCCGTGTTGATAATGATAATAGAATTAAATTTGAGGCAACGGAAGGGGACAATAATAATATTTTGAACTGGTCGAATATTACGTATACTCCTGTGTCTACTTTAAGGAATAAGAGTATTTGTGTGTTTAAGGATACTGCGAATAAGTATAAGTATGTTGATACTGCGGATATTGGTAGTATGTTGAATTATGGTGAGAAGACTACTTTACAGACTATTAGTGAGCAGACGGGTAGTAAGGAAGCGTATTTCAATGCAAGGAATACTGCGGATTATAATCCTGAACAGCAGTATACTTATACAATTGTTGTACCGTATGCTCCTAAATTAGAATTGGGGGATTTGGTACAAGTGGTTTCTAATTATAGGAAGTTGAATGATGTAAAAACTGTTGAAAGTATTAAGATAACTTATAAGAATAGTCAGATACCTAAAATTCAAACTGAAATTGGTTTAGATGAGATAGAACCTTATCTTCGTATTCGTAAGGAGCAAGAGGCGTTACGTAAACAAGCAAGAAGCGATAAGACTTACTTTGGTAGAACCGCTTCACCTATTGAAGACCCTGATATTTATATTTGGGACGCATAAAGGAGGAAAATCAATTATGGATAAGTTTTGTAGAAAATGCAGAAGTTATATTAAGCACGATGAGTTTTTCGGTTATTGTATAAGGTATAATTGTCAAGCAAGGCACGATGACTCTTGCAAAACCATTTTAGAGGTGGTGAGTGATGAACGGTGAGTTCCAAGACCGTAAAGACATAGATAAATTATTCCACGATTTATATCGTATCGATGGGAAAACTGCAAACGTAGTGAAATACAATGAGGATACCAAATTTGTCGATAGTGCAGGAAACCTCCAAACTATCGACGAAATCCTTTCTATTTATTATGATAGTGGAGAAATTGATGAGAAAATCCTTGACGCTATCACAGGAGAGGGTATTGATTTATCTGATTATGTGAAGAAATCCGAATTAACAGAGGATTATGATGTGGATTTGGATTTCCAATTTGGGTTAAGTGGGCAAGATGATACTATCAGAATAAATACTGCGATTGTTGAAAAGTTGTTAAGTGTTAAACAGATTAATATAAATGGTGATTAAGTATGAGTGTTGATTTAAATGGGATTATAACTTGGTTGAAGGGTTGGTTTTATGATAAGACCGAAGTAACTGGTTTTTTGAATAATAAGGCGAATGTTAGTGATTTGCAGACAACTAATAGTAATTTATCTGCTTTGCAATCAACTGTTGATAATAAGGTTGATAAGGTTACTGGTAAAGGTTTGTCCACAGAGGATTATACAAGTGCAGAGAAGTCTAAATTGGCGAATATTGAGGCAGAGGCGAATAAGACTGTTGTGGATAGTGCATTGTCAAGTACAAGCACTAATCCTTTACAGAATAAGGTAATAAATACTGAACTGGCTAAAAAAGCAAATAAAACACATACTCATAAGACTGATGAGGTTTATGAGGATAATGTGTTAAATAATATTGGAACAAGTTTAGGAGATAGTCAAACTACAATTAACTTGGCTATTGATACTGCGATTGGTAATTTAAGTAGTATTAAAGCGATTGAAGTGGTTTCAACCTTACCGACTGCAAGTAGCAGTACAATGGGAAGATTATATATTATTTCAGAAAATAGTAAGATTAATGTTTATTATACCATAACCGATGGGAATAATTTTGAATGGCATAAAATGGACTCTGATATTCTTGATGATTTGAGCATTGACTGGTCTGATATAGATAATAATCCATTTAGTAACAAACAACCATCAGATTTTGCAAATGCAACACATAATCATACAAAATCACAAATAACTGATTTCTCACATACTCATAATACTAACGAATTAACAGACCCAAATGCACATACTTCAATTGGAACAAATGTAAATTCAACACAAACAACAATTAATACAAAAATCGAAGAAGCAATTGATAATATTGAAACTGTTGAATTAGCAAAAAGAAAAGTATTTTATGTTGATTATATTGATTTGCCACAAGGTACAAGTGATTGGGGATATGAAGAAATGTATATTGTCAATTATGGCAATGAATGGAGATTATATTATTGGAAAGAGGTTTCTTCTCCTTATTTCCATTTTGATTTTAAATATATTACATTATCTCAAAAAGGGGATAGTATTACAAGTATTGAACTTGTACCTAAATCAGATGACTCTACTGGTGCTATAAGACTTTATTATGGAGATGAACAATGAGTCAAGATGTAATTGGATTAATTTCTTGGTTGCGAAGTTGGTTTGATGATATTTACGAATTAAAAGGAGGTACTCCTACCCCTATTTTTTCATATAATATTATTTCAAGCGATTATAATCCGAATATAGGCTCTAATGTAACAATAACCATTACAGTAACTGACCAGTCAGATAATACTGTCCCTAATCATTCTTTTACTTTGAATGCTAATGGTACAAATGTTTCCTTGACAACAAACAGTAATGGTGTAGTGACATATTCATATACTTGCTCCACTTGGGGAGTATGTAGGTTCTCTGTAAACTCATACAGTACACAAATAAATGTTACTGGTCAGAAAAAAGTCAAGGAAGGCAGTAATTGGAGTGGAGTAACTTATACTCTTTATGTTGATGAAGCCAATCGCAATGCAACACTTGTCTACAATATAACCCAAAAAAACATTGCTTCGGGAATAAGCAATTACGAAATGACTGGTTGGATACCATCACAATACAGACCACATTCACAGAAGTTTATTCAAGGTCATAGAGGAAACAATAACTTGTTTTATATCTTTTATGATGGTAGAGTTGGTGTAGCGAACCTTACTTCATCAACACAGACTAATGTAACCTTAGCTGCACAAATAGACTGGAATTATTAAAAATCAAGGAATAAGTTTTTATGAAAAAAGAAAAACAAAACCAATGCGATGGCTGTTGCTACCGACAATGGCACGATGGCGATGTCAGTAAATGCAACTACCTCTCACAAAACCGATGTCTAATAAACGAATACGAAACCAATTATATGTTCAAAGAAAAAAGGAGGAACTAATATGGCAAGATATAGTAAAGCAGTAATGCAAACTACTGCAAAAACAATCAACAAAGCACTTAAAGAAGAAAAAGGATACCCAAAAAATGTCACAATGAAAGATATGAATGGGAAAACCCACAAACTCGAAAAAAAAGAATATATGGGATTGTTTGAGGCACAAAACGTGTTCATAATCAAACACGGACGCTACCCAAACTACACAACCTATAATTCAACTGCTAACAACCCATTAGTAATTGATTACCAAGACAATGCGTATACTTGCTGTCCCACTTCTTTAAGTATGGCAAGTCAAATGTTATTCGACTATAAAAGCGAAGCTAAATGTGCCAAAGTGTTAGGCACAGTAATCGGCAGCGGAACAAGCCCAAGCAACCTCGTCGCTAACGCTCCAAAACTCGGCTTCAAAGCCACACAAATAAACAGAAACTACTCCGCAGTCAAAAAAAGCATAGACAAAGGTTTCCCCGTAATCGCCCATATCCAAACACGCCCTGCTACTTGTTTAGGATATAGCGGTGACTACGGGCATTATATCTTAATATATGGATACGATAAGAATGGTTATTATAAAATAGCAGACCCAACAAAGGGTATCAAAAAGTGCAGTCCAAAAATATTAGACAAAGCTACCAATGGAAGGGACATACACTACTATTCAATCAAACCAAAATAGGGGAGAAATATGACTACAAAAGATGTTTATACTCGCACACGTATCCGAAATATTAAAAGAGCGAAATTAAAGCAAAAAGAATGTGAACTACAATTACAAAAAAAGCAAGGAGCAGACGAGAAAACAATACTACAAACAATGAAAGAAATCCAGCAAGTTAAGCAAGATATTAAAAACTTAACATATTAATAAACTACAACAAACAGATAATAAAATATGAGTTACAGCAAGGTTTAAACCCACCCCCTTTGCTTGTAACTCATAAGACTATTAATTCTTCTTAAATCAATAGTTTTTTTCTCTGTTAGTTTTCAATAAAAAAAAGTTTTTTTTAGCCCCAGCTTCCCCATTGTGGGAGGTTGGGGCTTTTTTTTATTTTTTTACCATCTGATAAAGTCTTCATTGTCTACGTAGTATTTGTTTTTGACTTTTTGTTTTTCACGTGTTTGTTGGAGTAATCTGCTGATGATTAAACCGTATTTTTTCCACGTTAAGCCATATTTTTTCCATATGGTACTGGTTTCTACTTGGTAACTGGTGTTTCGTAGTTTTAAGCAGTATACGATGATTGTTGCTATTATTACTTCTTCTTTGCAGTTCTGACATAATGTTTTTATTTTTGTGTCTTCGACTATGCTATGAACTTCTTCTTTGATTGAGTTTCTGTTTTTTACATCATTCAATATACCATCAACAATCCTTTTCTGTTGATTTTGGTAGTAGGTTCGATTTATTTGTTTTCTTGTTTCTTTTGAGAGGCACTCGTCTTTATCAACGTTGGTTTCCGAGAACCTTTTTTCAAGAATTTTAATCTTTTGTTTGTAATCCATTTTGGGCAACTCCTATTTCAGCTAAAATCTTTTCAGCCAATTTGTCACCCACCCCTTTAACTGTTGTTAAATCCTCTTTACGTAGATTTAACAAATCATTCAAGGTTCTTAAATCTAATTCTCTACATATAATACGTGCTTTACTATCCAAACCCTTAATACTGCTCAAATAATTTAAAGCACTATTTGTAGTCTTTTTTCCATATTTGTATGCAATAGGTTCGTCAATGATTATTTTCCCTGCCATTCTCATCATCAGGTCAAAAGCTTGATAAGTAGTTTGAGCGAATAAAACAGTCGAATTAGTACAGAATGTTGAAATAGCACCGTTTATTTGTTGCATATTCACAGACACGCCACTACTATAATATAACTCATCACATTCCCTTCGTAAATCCTCACTTTCAACAATAACAAAAGTATACTTAAAATTAGTAATCATATTATAAACTTGGTTATGTAAATGGTTATCCTGTGTTATACTGTTCAGGAAGTCTGATCCGGTCTTGTACTCAAATACAACTATTTTTCCATTGTCCCCTACGAAAATATAATCCCCTATGTATAAATGATTGATTAAAGGATTGAATGGAGCGTATTGCTCCATTGCGTAATCCTTTCGGACTCCCTCACGGTCATCAATCAAGACAGAAGTGATTACTCCTTCATATTTCTTTGTATTGATTTTATTCATATTTAATGTCCTTATTTTGTATTAGTTCTTCTAATAATTCGATTATGCCTTCGCCAATCTTTTTATTGTCTTCATAGTTGCTTACTTTGATTGTTATTATTGTTTCGTCGGTTTTGTGGTCTTTTACTGCTAATACGTTTTTGTCTACTCTGTCTAAACTTATTACTTCAAATCTGTTTATTTGTATGCTCATTTCTTTCCAACTCCTCGTAGGATTTTAATATCTTTTGTTTGTAAAAATACATCGTGGTCTGCTTGTTTTCCTTTTATTTTAAGGAAACCATCACTTATGAACTCAATATCGTCCATATTTAATGTTCTACTTGTATACAAGGGAGTAATGATTATAAAATTAATATAATCTTCTCCTACTGTTGTTATTTGTTTTTTATTCATTCTATTGCCTCTTGTATTTCCTCATCTTTTATGAATATTATTTTTTCACCGATTTGGAGAACAGATAATGTCTTGTGTTCCCCTTTTTCTAATAATACTGCTTCTTTTCCATAAATTGTGATAATTTTAATCACTCCTTTAATTTCAACCAAGTCAAACCTTTTGATTTAACCTTCTGCTCTAATTTTTTAATATCTGTGCTACTAATACTCTTTTTCTTCCTTTTTTCAGCATATTGATAAATATAAATAAATCCTTGTTTACACGTTTTACATTTTTTAAGATATACGTGATAATATCCTGTGGTATTTGTACTTTGGCTTCTCCTGATCCTCTCTTGCTCTGAAACATCTATATTCCACCTATGGTTATTCTCACCTTTGTGAGCTTCACCAATTTTCCGTTTATGCTCTTCTGAAAAAGGTTTCCCTTTATGATGATGTTGAGCGTGAGTTTTCCAAATCATTGCTTTTAAATTAAGAATACAATTATTTGCAGAATTATTATCTATATGATGGATAACAGTCCAAGAGAGCAAAGTAACCTTATGGAAATCTTCATAAATTAATCTATGAAGTCTTTTCCCATTATTTCCTTCTTTTCGAGAGGTAATAGTATAATACCCATTTTTAAGTAATTTGGCAGTTCCAAATTTAGTATTTACTTTTTCTAACATCTTATATTAACCTCTGTTGATAATCAACGATTTCTTTCTTTTTTTGGTAGCCGATGGCTTCTACTTTTTTGTGTAGTGCTTTTGTGAATAGTTCTCCGATGGTTTCTGCTTGTTTGTTGAGTTCTTCTGTGGACTCTGCATTAATAGAGGTTATGAAGACTATTTCATATTCCGTCATTTTCATCATTCCAATATGGATAATTCTCTTTTAAAACATTGTTTATTGCTTTTTCTACTTGTTCTAACAGTTCTTTTGAATTTGAAGTGCAATTAACATAGATTAAAGGTTCATTATCTATTGTAAATCCATATTCAAGCATTTAATAACAACTCCACAAATAAAAATAAATATTCATCAGTTATTTCAACGCTAATCATCAAGGAAACCTCCACAACAATGTTTTTCGCTATTTTCATAATCAACGAATGTATCTTCTCTTAATTCGTATAATTCGGCAAGGTAGTATTCTAATTGTTTCTTTTTTAGGAATGCTCTTTCTATTTCAAAATCGATTAATACTAATTTTGTTCTTAAATCGTTCATTTAGATTAACTCCTTTTTCTTCTCCTTAATTCCTCATCAATTTCAACTTGACTCACTTCTAATCCATATTCAAGAAGTTCTCTCAATTGTTGATTTTCTTCTGCTAACTCATTCAATATATGAGCATCATTTAAGCAATCTGCTTTTCGTGGTCTTGGAGAAAAGGCATATTTCTTTTCTCCGTCAAATACACAATATCCATCAATCGACTTACTTTCTGCAACATAAAATCGTTTTTCAGTCATTCTTTCACCATTATTTTCCAATCTTCACAAAAACTTCTTTGTGTGTACTCTTGCCCTTTTTTATGACAAATAAATCGTGGTTCATAATATCCATCAACTAATTCACTATAATGCTCTCCATGTTCACAAAAACTACATTGAACATTTTTCTTACCTAATTTTTTTAATAATAATATGAATTGTTGTTTTAACTGCTCATTCTCTTGTTTAAGTTTCATTATTTCTGTTTCAAGGTCTGTGATTGTATCAGAAGATTTTAACTGCTCATTCTCTTCTTTTAATTTAAAATTTTTACGATACAAATCATTTTGCTTTCTACTCATTGCATTAAAAGTAGATTGACATTCATCTTCAAATTCCTTATAGGATTGTTTTAACTGCTCATTCTCTTTTGCAAGAGTAGTTAATTTGTTTGCAATCCTAAAACCATCAACACTATTAACATATGCTACAAATTCCCCATTTTCTTCAATAGTGTTCTTATTCACATTATATTGAAATCGTTTTTCAGTCATTCACACATCACCTGCTTAATCTTCCAATTAATTCAAAATCATCACAACTCTTATCAACTTCACATTTCCCATGCCCTTTACTGCAGTATGGATCACTCCAGGGAAAAGT